ATGTCTTTCGCGTTGCTCGCAGTGATGGCTTTGCTGGCCGTCGCTGCGGTTGCGTATGGCCAGCACGTGCGGCACCGCGCGGCCCGGCTCCGCCGTGCCGAGCTGCAGCGTGTGACACCCGCCCGGGTGCAGACCTACCGGGGCGACCTGGACGACCCATGGGCGGTGGGCCGTGGCTGAAATCAATGTCCAAACCGGAAACACCACCGACCAGCAGCCGGCCTACTACGTCGGCACCCTCGTCGACGTCGGCCAGGTGCTGTACCGGACCACTACCGCTCGCGTCGACCAGCATCCGTATCCGGTTGTTACTCGCTGCGAACTGGATCACCGCGACCCCGCGCTGTGGCCCGTGGTGGCCGGCGTGTTCACCGCTAGCCCGTACACCGTCGAGCGAATGGCCCGCGCCATGGCCGACCTCGCCGGGGATGACTGGCACAAGATCCCCGCCGCCAGCCGTGACTGGTGGCGCGACCTGGCCCGTGCCGCGAACGCCGCGACCATGCCGGCGCAGTGCTCGACCTGCGGCCGGATCATGCCGACCGATGAGGCCGCCGCCGGTTTCACCGAGTGCGAGCACTGCCCGCGCTCCCGCTCTGGAGCGGAGGTGGCCCGGTGAACACGTCGTCCAACGACTGGGGTCAGTTCTACGCGGCCAAACCTGCGAAGCGGGCCGCGATCATCGAAGGCCTGCGCCAGATGACTGACTGGCTGGAGGCGCACCCTGACGTACCGGTGGATCTCTTACACGAGATCCACGTTCACACCTCCGACGTGGACGACGACACCGGCTACGCCGCCGTGGCCCGTGTCGCTGCCTCGATGGACGTTCCGGTGATGCGCGGCGAATCAGACTGGCACGCGAGCCGCGAGTTCAGCGGCGGGGTCCGCTTCACCGTGATCCACATCGACCAGCGGCGCATGGCTGAGCACGAGGCGCTGACCTCATACCGGGGGTCGGTGGAGCCTTCCGGATCGGACAGTGCGTCATGAACTACCGCACTGCCACCGAACTGCTCCGTCAGACCGCCGCCCTCGTCCGTGACGGCGTCGACCTGTGTAACGCACTGCTCGCCGTCACCCACACGGAGTCCCGCAACCGGTGGCTCAACCTGGTGGCCGGGCTCGCCACCGACCTGCGATGCATCAACGGGCCCGACCGTGACCACCCCGCCGCGTACAGCATGCGGTTGCAGGCGCTCCAGGGGTGGGCCGACCGGATCGGCGACGCGCACGAGGTCGCCGCGTGGCTTGATGCGCTCGCCAACCTCGCCGAGCTGGAACTGCTCGCTCCGTCCACCTCCACCATCGGCGGCCCGGCACTCCTCGGGCGGCACGCCGCCCTGATCGGAGACGCCCGGTGAACACTGACCGCGCCGATTTTCTCGCCAACGCTGACAGGCTCGCCAAGATCCTGACCCGTCAGCTCACTGAAGCACAGCGGTCTCTCACAAACGCTGAGTCGCTGATCCACAGCCTGACCAGACGGGCCGAACTGTCCCCGACCGACGCCAACGACGCCCAAGCGGGAGTGGCCGCGGCGTCACAGGCGGTGAGGGGCGTTGAGCGGGTCCCCCAACTCCTCAGGCACGAGATCACCGCCGCCCAAGCAGACCTGACTGCCGCCGCAGGCGGTGATGAGCAGTGATCGAGATCGTCGCCTACTGGCCGTACATCCCGTTCGCCCTGGTCGCCCTGCTCAGCGCCGGATCGGTGGCCGCCTTGTTCGTCCCGTGGAGGTGGGACCGGTGACACCTGTGACCACTGTGCTCGCATCCGTCGCGGCCGCCGTCGTCCTGGCGCTGCTCCTGTTCGTCGCCGCGCTGGCCGGGGCCGTCCACGACAGCCGGATCCGCCGGGTCAACACCCGACTCGCCCGCGCCCGTGCCCGCAACCAGGAACTGGTCCGCCAACGCCGGGAGGCGAACCGGGCCATCGACAGGCTCGCCCTCGTCCTGATCCTGCACGGCGTTGACGCCCGCGAGGTGGAACTCGTGGTCAACGAGGACTGGCTGCTCGCCCACACCGCCGGTGGTGTCCGGTGACCGCAGCCACCATGTCGAAGCAGGCCATCCCCGTCCTCGGATGGGGCACCAATCGGGACGAGTACCTCGCCGCCCGCCGGCAAGGCCTCGGCGCCAGCGACGTGAGCGCTGTGCTCGGCTTCTCGAAATGGACCACGCCGTGGCAGGTGTGGGCCGAGCGACTCGACATGCGCCGACCGGACGACACCCCATCCGAGGCGGCCGACCTGGGAACCGACCTGGAGCCCTGGCTCATCGGGCAGGCCGCCCGGCAGATCGGGCAACCGGTCGTGCGTACCCCCGCGCGACTGTACGCCCACCCGGAACACCAGTGGCGGATGTGCTCACCGGACGGCACCACCGGCACTGGTCCGCTGGTCGAGACGAAGACGGCCGGGCTCGCGTCGGGATTCGGGATCCCGGACGGGTGGACCGACGAGCAGATCCCCCTCGGGTACGAACTCCAGGCCCGGTGGCAGATGCACGTGATGGACGCCCCGGCCGTTCACGTGGTCGCGCTGATCGCCGGTATGGGGGTCCGCCACTACGTCATCAAACGCGACCTGGTCGTCGAGGCCGATCTGGTGACGCAGGTGTCGCAGTGGTGGCAGCGGCACGTCGTCGATCGGGTTGAGCCGCCGCTGGGAACCGGGGACAGGGACACCCTTCAGTTCCTCTACCCGCGCCCCACAGCCGGTGAGGTCGACCTGGACCACACCGACGCCACTGAGCTGATCTTCCAATACCTCGAAGCCCACGAGCGCGAGGTCGCCGCCAAGGTCGCAAAAGAGGAAGCCGGCACCGGGCTGAAGGCGCTGCTCGGCAAGCACGAAGCCGGCCGGATCGGTGGCCGGGTCGTCGTGACCTGGTCCGCACGGTCCGGCCGCGTGAATTGGCAACGCCTCGCCACCGACCTGGCCGAGACGCACGCACTCGTTCTCCCTGACCCGGACGACTACCGGGCACCGCAGACCCGCTCCCTTTCCGTGAAGGAGATGGCATAAATGCCTCCCCGTAACCGCCAGCAACCCGACGCGGCAACGGCCCTCGCAGCCCGTCGCGAGAACGGAAACGTAGTCACGAACAGCCTCGCCGACGACATCCGCAAGATGGAGAAGGCGTATCAGGCGGCGATGCCGAGGGGCGGCGAGGCCGCGCAACTGATCCGGGACGCCCTCACCGCTCTGCGGATGACCCGGAACCTCGCGAAATGTGAGGGCACCAGCGTCCTCGGTAGTTTGATGACCTGCGCCCAACTCGGGCTGCGCCCAGGGGTGCTCGGACATGCCTGGCTGATCCCGTTTTGGGACAACCGTTCCAGGTGCTACAAGGCGCAACTCGTCATCGGATACCAGGGCATGATCGACCTGGCGCACAGGTCCGGGAAGATCGCATCGCTGATCGCCCGCACCGTCCACGAGAATGACGAATTCAGCGTCGACTACGGCCTCGCCGACACTCTCGTCCACCGACCGAACCTTTTCGCGGACCGGGGCGACCCGATTGCCTATTACGCGATCGTGAAATTCACGAGCAACGGTCACGCCTTCATCGTGATGACTCACCGGGAGATGCAGAACTACCGGGACCAGCACGCCACGGCCCGGAACAAGGAAGGAAAAATCGTCGGCCCGTGGGTCGACAACTTCGAGGGCATGGCCCACAAAACCTGTATTCGTCAACTGGCGAAATACATGCCCAAATCGACGGAACTGGCTGTCGCTCTCGCCGCCGATGATGGCGTGCGCGTCGACATCACCCCGACCGTGGATGCCGCCGAGGCCACCGACCACCCCGACTTCATCGACGGGGAACTCGCTGACGACGGCCCCGAAGACGCCCCAACCGGCACGGCTGGCGACGGACGACCCGACGGTGCTCCGAACAACGGCGAGCCCAGCCAACAGGGGGTGCTGGGCGATGAGTGATTGCCACCTGTCCGCTGTGGTCCAGGCCGACGATTTCAACGACGTGGTGTGCCTGTTCTGCGGCTGCTGCTTGTGGTCGGAGTGCCAGGACAAGCCGTGCCCGGAACTCGTCGAGGCGCTGGTAGAACACGCCTCAGCACCTCTGATCACCATGCCGGTACCCACCACGGCGAGGGCGTCGTGAAGGCCCTGTGGCACAGGTTATGCCGCCGCACCAGACACGGTGCGGCGGCGCAGCCGCCCACCGATCTGGTGCGGTACCAGGTGGCGCTGGCTTCCGCTGAGGCTCGCGCCGCCCGGTACTGGGTGGCGTGGCAGTCCGCCCGTCGGCGTGCCGCCAACCGTCTCCAACTCGTCGACGCCGTCGAGGTAGAGCTGCTCGACCAGTACGCGGCCCGCATCCGAGACCACCAGACCAACGGGGAACCGGGGTCCCGAGCTGAACGGGTGTGGACCCCGCTCAACGGCACCCTCCACCCCGGCTGGCACAACAGCTGCTGGCGGGCCATTGAACGAGCCGACCCCAAGCAGGTGTGCGCGCACTGTTCGAAACGCAACGGGATCGCCGCCCGGATCGGTGGTGTCAGGTGAAGATCCGCCTGATCGGCACTCCTACCGAGATCGCCGCCACCGTCGCCGACTTGGAACGCACCCTGAGCATGCAACGCGTGTCAGAGCCGTACCCTATGCGGTCCCAGCCCGACGTGGTCCGGGTGTACATCGACGCCACCCGTCAGGCGCAGTGGCAACTCGTCATCCCAGCCCCGTGCGCGTGGCTGTCCGCGAACGATCGGCGGAATCGGTGGAGCCATGCCGAGCTTGCCGGGACGTGGCGGAACACCGCCTTCATGCACGCCCGCCGCGCCGGGCTGCCGAAAGGATTGGCCCGGGTCCGGATCGACGCTGTGCTGCGGTTCCGGAACCGGCGCCGCCGCGATCCGGCGAACTACCACGCGACGCTCAAACCAATCGTGGACGGTCTGTGTCCCGAGCGCCGGTACACCGACCAGCACGGTCGGCCGGTGACGTTGCCGGGACACGGGTTGATCCCTGACGACAACCCGACTCACCTCGACGGGCCTCACATCGCCATCGGCGACCCCCTCCAGCCCGTGAAGTACGGATCGGTGGGGGAAGTCCATCTGACCATCACCCAGCTCACCCAGCTCACGGAGGTCGACTGACCATGGCCACCGGACCCGAGCACTACCGCGAGGCAGAGCAACTTGCCAGCCAAGCGGACGAATGGATGGACGCCGACTGGGGCTGGAAAGCCAAGCTGACAGCCGAGGAGCGGCTTGCCTACCGCACCGCCGACCTCGGCGCCGCCCAGGTGCACGCCACCCTCGCACTCGCGGCCGCCACCGCATTGATCGACGGGAAGCCGCGTAGCGGGTCGTTCGACAACTACCGCGAATGGGCCGCCGCCGCTGGCCAGCCGTACCCGCCGGAGGACACCAAGGAAAAGGCGGTGGCCAGCGATGGCTGATGACGGCTGCCTGACCGTCACCGACGGACGCGGGGCAAGTCTTGTCCTTGAGGACGGAGTTGATCTGACGCTGGTCTGGATCGCGCCACCCGGTGACAACGACGGCCCTGCGGTTGTACTGACCACCTCCCAAATCCTCGACATCGCGGTGTGGGCGGAGCGAGCACTCCTCGCGACCGTGCACGAGCACTGGGCCCTCCGCAGATCGTCGAAAGGAAGTGAGATCCACGCCGCCGAGAGCGACGAATCCGACCGTGCGCTGTGTGGGGCTCGCCTCTGGGATCCGGAAGGTGCGACGACACGGTTGCCCACGTGCCGGCGGTGCATCACGAAATGCCGTGCGCTTCTCCCTCAGCGCATCAGTCAGAGCCCCCGTAGCACCGGAGTCCGCCGGGGGAGGGGGGACCACCGGTGGCTGACCGCACAAGGGTCGAATGGACCCGCGCCGACGACGGCACACCCGGCGCGACCTGGCCGATCGTGACCGGTTGCGAACACATGTCACCCGGATGCGACCGCTGCTACGCCGCCCGGCTCACCGCAGGCAGGCTCCGCAACAACCCCGCGTACGCCGGCCTCGCCGAGGGCGGCCGTTTCAACGGCGAGGTGCGGTTACTGCCGGACAGGTTGGACTGGCCGCTGCACTGGCGGAAACCACGCCGGATCTTCGTGTGTTCGATGTCGGACCTGTTCCACAAGGACGTTCCGGTGGAATTCATCGCCCGCGCGTGGGCTGTGATGGCCGCGACTCCACAACACACGTACATCGTCCTGACCAAACGCCATGCCCGGATGCGGTCTGTCCTCCGCGACGAGTGCCACTGCCGTTCCGGCCACGTTCCGGGGGAGCATTTCCGTTCCGTAATGGAATGGGCAAGCACCCCGCACAGCCCGACGTACATACCCGGTCTGAAATCCGGAATGTCCAACGCAGTTCCGTGGCCGCTTCCCAATGTCTGGATTGGTGTTTCGGCTGAGGACCAGAAATGGGCGAACATCAGGATCCCGGCGCTGCTCGATACTCCGGCCGCTGTCCGGTGGGTCAGCGCTGAACCACTGCTCGGGCCCATCAATCTCAACCCGGACGACCACACCGGACACGACAGCGACCACCAAGGCACGCACTACGAATGCCTGGCCTGTTCCACAGACGACAAGTCGGTGACGTATGTGGAGCGTCCGTTCCCAGAGATCGACTGGCTGGTTGTCGGCGGTGAGACCGGACCGGGTGCCCGGCCGGTGCACCCCGACTGGATCCGGTCGCTACGTGACCAGTGCGTCGATGCCAGCGTCCCGTTCTACCTGAAGCAGTGGGGCGACTGGCTGCCGCTCGACGGCCACCGCGAATACATGAGCCTGCCGCCGATCCAGCCGGGCCGGACCCGGGAGTGGGTCAGACCGTTCGGCGACGACGGACCCACCATGTGCCGCATCGGCAAGAGGCACGCCGGACGTGTGCTGGACGGACGGACCTGGGATCAGTACCCGCCCCGGCGAACCCCGCTGACCACGTGATCCGGAGCCGGCGCGGCCCCGCACCCCCCACCCCCGCCGCGCCGGCTCCCCAACCCGACACAGGAGACCCACCATGACCTACGTCGTCATCGACGCAGACGGAACCGCCCACACCCGCGACACCGCGCCCACGCTCGCCGCGCTCACCACCGAGGTCGGCCCCGAAGGCTGGGCACGCGTGCGTCTGAGTGCTGATCTGGCTCTTGCGGGGTTCGTCAACGACTGCGGGTTGTTGTTCCCGGAGAAGTACCCGCGCAACGTCGCCGGGTCGGTGCTGCTCTACGTCCTCGGCGCCGGCAAGCAGCCGTACGCCGGACCGGTCGTCATCACCGGCTGGCAACCGGATCCGTGCGACATCGAACTCCGGCCGCTGACACCTGAACAGCTTCAGTTCGTCACCGGTATGCACGCCGACATCCTCCGAGGACTGGACGGCCACGAACCCGAGCACCCCGCCATCGCCGGGATGCCCAGTTGGGCCGACGGCATCCGGATCCTCGGCGACCACGTCCGTACCGCACCCACCCCGCACATCACCTTCACGACCGTCCAGTGAGCCACCCGCCGGCCCCTCCCTGGGGTCGGCAAGTCCCTGGAGGGACGCCGATGAGCCGAACCCGACCCCGCCGCCCGGCCGGCACCCCGCACCGATTCGACGAGGATCCCGAGCTGGGCCGCGACCACCGCAGCGAGCCGTTCTGCAGGTGCGAACGGCCGAAACGCAACGCCATCCACGTTGACGACGCATCCGAGTACGAGCCCGTCGTCGACGACATCAGCGACCGCATCCTCGGCGAACGCGAGGAGACGTAGGTGGCCGCCGCGACCTGTGACCAGCACCCCCGGTACGCCGCCGGCTGCGGCGGATGCCGCGAACGCTCCAGAACCTACAGCCGGCTCCGCTACAACCTCCGCAGAACCGGCCGGTGGGACGGCTACGGAGACACCACCGAGGCCCGAGACCACATCAACCGCCTGCTGTCCCGGGACATGACTCGGGCTCAGATCGCCGCGATCGCCGATGTCAACCGACTCACCGTCGCCGAGATCGCGAACGGACGTCGACCCCTGGCGTACCGGTCCGCCATCGCCGCGATCCTCGCCGTACGTCCTTCCCCGACCAGCCACAGCGCCGACGCGCTCATCGATGGCACCGGTTGTCGCCGCCGCCTGCAGGCCCTGGTGGTGCAGGCTCACGCCACGCCGTACCTGGCCAGCCGGCTGGACACCACCACATCGACGTTGTGGCGTTGGCTGCGAGGCGACCATCGGATGGTCCGCACCCGGACCGCCACCCGGATCTGCCGACTGTTCGACGAACTCGAGTTCGCCCACGGGACCTCGGCCGCGTCGCTCCGGATCGCGACCCGGTACGGATGGATGCCCGCGTTGGCATGGGATCTGGAGACGATCGACGACCCGGCCGCCGAACCGGTGCTCCCTGCGGGGTCGGATCCGGCCGATGTGGACTGGGCCGCCGTAGACCTGGTGTGCACCGGCAGCCGGCCGCCGCACCGTCTCACCGACGCCACCACCGCCGCGATCATCAAGATTTGCGCCCGACGTGGTGAAACGGACGATCTGATCGGCGACCGGCTCGGAGTGTCGTCCCGGACGGCGGCGCGGTGGCGCCGCACCCACAGCATCCCGCCAGGCGTGCCGTCCGGCCGGGAGGCGGCAGCATGACCGACTTCGACCCCGCCGTCATCGCCGTCGCTGACCAGGGCATCGCTCGCCACCGTGAACACATCCGGGAAATGCTCGACGAGATCCGCGCGTACCGCGCCACCGTCGGCAGCGGTCACACGGTCATCGGCATCCCCAACCGCACCGTTGCCTGGCTCGCCGCCACACCGCCGATCCAGCTCGTCGGCCTGGTCCTCGTCCTCCTCGACCAGGCCGCCAGGCGACCGGAGCAGCCTGCCGGTCGCGACCAGGTCGACGCGGCCGCCGCCGTCCTTGGCACCTGCTACGCGGGTGACCCGGCCACCCACCGGGCCGCCGCTCAAGCGCTCGCCGACGCGGGCCTGCTCGCCACGGGTGGTGAGAACTCGTGACGGGGTCGAGAAGTGCGCGGCCGGCCGGCCTACGGAATGCACGCACAAGCGTCGGTATTGTTTGGTCTAGTCTGGTCCGGTCACTTTGGACAGTCAGGATGGAGGGCAGTCCGTGAACCCGCACCCGATCCCCACGACACTCGCGCACCGTCCCACCGTCGGGGGTCTGGTCGTCCCCTGGATCTCCATCCACCACGGCGACGGCCGGTACGTCCTCGGCGCCGTCCACCACACCCGCGTCGAGCAGTGCTTCATCCACCGGCTGTGCCAGATCGACGGCCAGCCGCTGGGTGACACCAGCGTGTTTTTGATGCGCCAGCGGGACCTCGACCGGCGCATGTCGTCCGAGCCGGCAATGCACCCCGAATGCGCGGCCTATTCGATCCGGGCCTGCCCGATGCTGACCGGGGCGATGTCGCACTACCGGTCCACACCGCACGCCGTGGATGGCAAGCCCTGCCCGGATCCGGGATGTGAATGCGCCGGATGGGTCCCGTCTCCCGACGCCGGCCGCCGCGCCGGGCAGCCAGCCGAGGCGTACTTCTCCGTCTGGGCGCGTGACTGGCTGCCCGCCGCGGACGAGAAGACCCACCGGGTCACCGCCGCGGTCCTGCTGGGCGACCCGCTGAAGGTACGGCCCATACCAACAACGCCTCTGACCGCTTCCGCGGCAACGGCAGGCCCCTGATGACTGCCCTACCGTCCCTTCTGGTCGACATGCTCCAGGTCGCTGTGCCGATGGAAATCCACCGGATGCGCAGGCACACCGTCGACCAGCGCATCGACACCGCCCACGAGTGCGGCCAGATCATCGCCCAGCACGGCGACGACCTGATGTACGGGGGCCCCCATTGCAGCGAGGCCTTTGTGGCTATGGCCCGTGGTCTCGCCGCGCTCGCCCTGACCGCTCAGGGCGGCGTGACGTGGTACGGCATCCACTGGTGCCGTGACGTCTGGTGCCCAGGACCGGACGCCGATCACCCTGTTCCGCCGCCGCTGCCCGAGCAGCGGCCCCGGTCGATCGAGACGATCACCGCCGCCCTGTTGGGAGCCGGCGATGCCTGACAACGGGCTACCTCTCACCCTGGTCCGGGCGGTGCGAGGCCACGTGGACGCAGTGGCCGAATCGCTCCCGGAGCTGCCCGAGGAACGCCGCCGGGAAGTCGCCGTGGCGTGGGTGTACTCCACCGCGCTGGTCGCGTGGCTGGAGGACCACGGGCTTGTAGCCGCGTGGCTTCGTAAAGCCGCGGTCGACCGGCGCGCGCCCATCGCCGGGCACCCCGACGCGATGCGGGCCTGGCTGCGGCATGCGGTCGCGTCCCTGGCCATCCACCCGGCCACCCGCTGCCTGATCGATCCAAGGTGGAACCCCGCCGCCAGCGTGATACCACCGAATGAGGTGTGCCGGAACCTGGCCGACTGGTGGGCCAGCGATGACGCGCCGTCCTTCGCGTACGACACGACCGGGCACGAGCCGCCGTCCATCACGGGATGGTGGGTCGGGGACCTGCTCCAGGCGCTGAGCGACACCAGGCGCAAGGCGCACGCACTCGTCCAGACACCGCATTTCGTCGCGGATTTCATCATCGACCTCACGTTGCTGCCGGCCGCCGACGAGTACCGCGACGAGCCGGTGCTGTCCGCGATCGACCCGACGTGCGGCAGCGGGCACTTCCTGATCCGGCTCGTCGACTACCTGTACGAGCTGTACACCACCGGCACCCTGGCCCCCCGACAGGCCCGAACCGCCAGCGTCACCGGGTGGGACCCGGTCGACCCGGCGACCGCGATACAGCGGATCCTCGCCGGCGTCACCGGGGTCGACATCGACCCGCTCACCACCGCGGTTGCGCGGCTCCGCATGGTCGTGGTGATCGGGGACCTGATGCACCGCGCCGGCCTACTCGACCGGCTACGACTCGACGCCATCCCCGCCACCGTGAAACCCCGCGTGGCAGTGGGCGACTCCCTGCTCGCCGGGATGACCTCGTGGGATCGGTACGCCCAACTACATCCGGCCCACGCCGCCATCTACGGCCTGGACGGCACCCGCCGACCGCCCGCCGAACCTGCGCAAGGCCACCTCTTCCCGCTGGAGACCCGATGAGCACCCTGTACCGCCGCGTCTGCGACTGCGGCACCACCAGCAGCGGCCACCAGACCCCACACGAAGCAGACCACGCCCTCGACGGCCACGAATGCGGCGACTCCTGGCGTGACCGTGCAGCCTGCCGCGACGAAGACCCGGAATTGTTCTTCCCGATCGGCACCTCTGAGCCCGCGCTGCTGCAAACCGAGCACGCCAAAGCGGTGTGCCGCCGCTGCCCGGTCGTCAACGACTGCCTCCAGTGGGCGGTCCAGTCCGGCAAGGACACCGGTGTCTGGGGAGGCCTCGACGAACAGGAGAGGCAAGCCCTGAAACGGACCGGGCTGTGACCGGCCGACAGCACCTGAACCGGGAAAGCCGGTGCCGTGTGCCGGTCTGGCGGGGGTCGGGGAGGGCCTCCGCGAAGTCTCAATCGAACAGACCGCGCAGCGGGGTGAATCCCGCTGCGCGGTCTTCACACATACAAGGGGGATGCCGATGGCCGAAGAGGACGTCTCGGTGCGGGAGTGGCTCGACGTCGTAAGACGCGCCCGCCTGGGACGGACGGTGAAAGGCGTCGCCGTGGTGGTGGCCACGTACGCCGACTGGTCCACCGGCCGGCGGATATACCCCGGCCTGGCCACGATCGCCGTGGCGGCTGAGGTGGACTACAAGACCGCCAAGAAAGCCATCAAGGAACTGCTCACCGTCGGATTACTGGAACTGGTGCGGGCCGGTGCGCGGCGCCGTGGCGGCGCGAACGAATACCGCCTGGTCCTCGCAGCCCGGGTGCTGGACAAGGTGGACGTGTTCACCCCGGGCCAGTTCGAGATGGAGTCGGAGCGGATCCGGGGGGCGAACCGGCGGCGCACTCCGCCAGCCGACCGCGATCCGGGAAGCGGTTCGGGGAAACCCGCCGCGCCGTTGACACCTACGCGTCAACAGGGCGGGAGGCGCGGACCGTCAGGACACCGCCTCGTTGGTGTCGGCGTAGGAGACCCTGTACAAGGACGAGAGTCGACCGTTGTACAGGGAACGACGGTCCCCGTACGAGAACGAGACCCGGCCGTTGTACGGGGAATGGGGGACCCCGTACCACCTGTGGATAACCCGCTTGTACAGGGAACGGTAGACCCCGTACAACCGGACCCTGCCGAAACTTGTACGGGGAACGGCGTTCCCCCAAACGACGGTTGTACGGGGAACGGCGTTCCTGTTGTACGGGGAACGGCGTTCCGCAGTAACTTCCAGGACCAATCACAAGACCTAACCTCCACCACTACTGAGGTAGACACACAACCTCACGGTGTCGCGCGCGCGAGCCCCCAAGATCCAAATTTTGAGGGGGAAGAGAAGACGCCCGAGCCGCCGGCCGGCGTCGTCGAACTGCAACCCGCCCGCTGCGCCCACGGACTCCCCAACCGCCGTCGACCCGACGGCACCCCAGCCTGCTTCGCATGCCGCCGGCGCCTGCCCGGCAGTCACCTACGTCTCGTCCAAGGAGCCTCATGACGACCTGGAAAGCCAAGGTCGAATCCGACATCGTCGTCGACGGTGTGGCGATCCACCTCGCCATCAGCACCCCGGGCGGCATGGATGTGGTTCAGCCGTTGGATCTCACCACTGCCGTCGCCGACCCGGCCACACGATCCGAGCCCGCGCTGCGCCTTCCCGACGGCCTCGCCCAGGCGCTGCTCGACGCGCTCGCCCGCCACTACGGCGGGGCTATCGACGCCCGGACCATGCGCAACGACCTGCTCGCCGAACGGACCCGCGTGGACAAACTCACCGACGCGGTGATCCGCATCGCGACCCGTGACCTCACCCAAGGAGCAACCTCGTGACCAACTTGGTCGATGCCGACACGGAGCCGATGACCGACGCCGAGTACCGCGCCGGCATGGCCCTGGTCACCTTCGGCGTGCGGATCCTGCTCACCGCCCCAGTCGACCGGCTCCGCCACAACCTCGCCCAGGTGGAAACCCTCGGCCCGCTCGTCGAACCGACCGCGTACCTGCGGGGCGGCGCGGACCGGTTGCGGGAGCAGCGGGAACTCCTCGACGCCGTCGACCGTCTGGTGGCCGTCGCCCGGAAACACCAACCGGAGACGGTGCTAGAGACTGACGAGGCGGCCCCACCGGTGCCGCTGAACGGGTCGCAGCCGTCCGCAAAGTCGATCTCGGTGGAGGTCCCGGACTCCACCCTCGACCGACTGTGGGCCGCCGTGGAAGGCCACACCGGACACGGTTGTGACCGGTGCGCCGGGTGTGGCCAGCTCGCCGACACGGAGACTCGCGAACCCTGGATCGTGTGGGAAACCCTGCCGCCCGGGGCGAACGCTGCGGTGCTTCTCGGCCAGGTGCGGCCGATCCCATGCGACAAGTGCGGCGGCTCCACCGCCGCCCCGGTCCCCGCCCGCCCGGCGCCGGAATTCCCAGACCAGCACCTATCCAAGGCCGAGCAGCACGCCGCCGAGGACTGGCCCACCCCAAAGCGAGCCCACCATGCCTGACCTGACAGCTACCGAGCACGCTGTCGCTGAGGCCCCGTCCTCGTGGGGACCGTCGCACCGGATCGGCGACATGCTCACCACACAGGACATCCAAGGCATCGCCGCCTCCGTCCACCCGGTGATCAGGGCGGAGGTGCTGCAGGAGGTCGCCGCCGAGATCCGCGCCATGCGCGACCGCGGCCGGGACCCGTTGACCGTTTCCGTGCTGGAGACCGCGTACCGGGCGATCCAGCTTCGTGCGCAGGACGCAGCGGACCAGGCGTTGAGCATCGCTGCCAGAGGCGGTGACCGTGGCTGAGCTGACAGCTCCCGAGGATTTCCAGCTACTCCTGATCCTCCAGGACCTCCACGACCAGGGATACCGGGACATCGAGCAGCACGATGGGCTGCGGGTCGGCACGCGGGTGCGTCACCGAGGCGAGCAGTACCCCGAGGCGTTCAGGGACGGCACGGGCGTGGTGATCGCGCTGACCGAGCGCCCCGACTCGTCGTGGTCCCTCTCGTGGGGCATGCCTGACGTGGAACTGGTCGTGCTTCGGGACACGCCCCGGTTTGACGGTCAGTCCCGGTTGTCTTGGGTGGCGCAGTACCACGTTTCGGCCGTAGAGGAGCAGCTCTGTGGGTGAGGGACTGACACCTGGTGAGCGGGCCGTAGCCGGGGTCCTCCTGGAGGAGTACGCCACCGAGTACGGGGACGACGTGATGCCGGAGGACATCACTGCCGAGGTGCGCCGCGTACTCGACGCTGCCCGCCCGTACCACGCCGCGCAGGCGTTGAGGGAAGCCGCGGCTGATCCCCGGACGACACCTTGGCGGCACGTGCTGGTGGAAATGGCCAACGAAGTCGAACCGTCGTACTGCCCTGAATGCCACTGGGAGCCGGGGGAGAACCCGGACTGTGAATTGTGTCTGACTGAATCCAACAATGGGGGAGGAAAAAGCCTGTGATCACTGTCCATGGGGCCAGTGACGACCTCATCGAAATCGACGGTGATATTGTCGAAGAATTCGGTGCCTACAACCCACCGGATTCCCTCATCGCTTTCTCCGACGGCACGGTCCTGCGTGTCGTCTACAGCGCGGCCGGGATCTGGCGGATCACCCCGGTAGCCACGGGATCGGCCAAGCTGACGATCGATCAGGTATCCGAAGCAGAGCCGGGCGACTCCGACCTGGCGACCCTCGCCGGCGATGTGAGCTGGGTGGTCCGGGGCAGCGAAATCGCCCACCGAGAAGGAGCGAGCCGATGAAATCCCCAACCGAACCCGGCCTCACGCCAGTCGAACGGGCCGTTGCCGAAACCCCCTCGTCGGGGGGCGGGTCGTATCGGGTCGGAGACATGCTCTCGACCGCTGAAATCCGCGCGATCGCCGCCGCTGTCCGGCCCGTCATCGCCGCCGAAATCGCTGAGGAGGTACACCGGATGCCGCCATACCTCGGCGATGAAGGCTGGAGCGATCTGGAACGCAGGGCGACGGACGCCGGCTACCCAGGCGAGGCGGTCCGCGAGATCCGTCAAGCGGACGACTTCGCCACACAGACCGTCGAGGGTGGCTACCAGTACGGCTACCGCTGTGCCGCTCAGGTGGTGCTGACCGCTTCCGATCCGCTGCTGCGGGCCCGGTCCGTTGCCGATCTGTCCCGACCCACCAAGAGCGCGGACCCGGACCACACAGAGGCCTCGGAATCCGGAATCCGGGTGCACAAGCAGTGGCGATCGATCTCGTGGGAAATCTGGCAGGCCGGCTACGCCCGAGCGATGCCGGCCGACGTGCGCAGCGCCCTGGAGGTCCACCACAACGGTCACACGGTGTCGATACTGGTGTCGCTGATCGGTATCCACGAAGTGCACTGCGACACCTGCGACTGCGAGATATGGAAACCGGAAGGCAGGGACCGGTGAACGCCTACGTCGCGCAGGTCAAGTCGCACAACGCGTACCGGGACAGCTGGGAGATCACCGTAGAGCGCGGCTGGTCGTCCTCACGCCCGCGGTCGTCTGATCTGCCCACCGATGTGCGTGCGGCCCTCACGGAGTGGCTGGCATCGGCCGACTCGCCTCGCGAAGGCGGGGACCGGTGCTGCGACCTCCACAACGTCCACTGCGAGCCGCCAGGCGACCTGTGCTGCTACCGCTGCACCGAGGTGGAGCATCCCAAGCACCCGCCTGGGGTCCGGTGCGTCCTCGAACAGGAGTCCGACCGTGGCTGACGCGGTGCTGCCGTACCCGCACAGCAGAAACGACTGCCACGGCTGCCGGGAACGCGACGCCGACGGCGAGATGCGTGACGGCAACCCGCCCGGCCGTCCGGCGCGGCTTTGCCGGATCTGCATCGGCAACCACATCGCGTGGGCGCTGGTCGGCATCGGCGAGCCTGTCACCGTCTACCCGCTGACGGTGGATACGCGGGTGTACGTCTCAGACCTCGCGGGAGGTACCCGTGGCTGACCAAGACGACTACTACGGCGAGTTCCAGGCGATAGCTCCGCTGATCGTCCTGACCGGCTACCTGAAAGAGTCCGGATTCGACAAGGGCAGGCTCACCTTCGTCCTGCCCAACGACGTGCTGCCAGAGATAACCCAGGCGTACGGATTCCCAATCGTTCGCGCGGACGTTCCGGCCCCCCTGATCGGTGTCGCACCCGATCCTCCGGAGGCCCAGCGTGGCTGATCCGACCCTCGCAGATGTCGGGCAGCGGATCCGGGCCTACCGGACCGCCGCCGGCCAACTGCAACACGAACTCGCCGCCGCGGTGGGCCTGAGTCGTTCCTCCATCGCCAACCTCGAAGCCGGCCGACAGGACATCACCGTCACCACACTCCTCGGCATCGCCCACTACCTCGGCGTCACACCGGCCGACCTGCTGTCCACCAGCGGCGGCATCGACATCCTGCTACGGCTCTGCCCCCAGTGCGGCACGTCCCCCTGCGGATCTGCCCATCTCCGGGCCGTCGCCAACCAGCCGCTCCCATCAGACCTGGACGGAGAACACCGTGGCTGACCCAGACCGCGCCTGCCACCACCACAACTTCGCTGCCTCGGTGGCCGTGAATCGCATCGCTGAGGACGGCCAGGCTCCGACCGGCTACGTCGCAGACATCCGCGTTGCCTGCGCCGACTGCGATGAGCCGTTCCGTTTCTCCGATGCGCCAGCCGGTCTCAGCTTTGCCCATCCGGCGGTGTCCGTCGATGAGACCGAGCTGCACGCTCCGATACGCCCCGCGTCCTCCGATCCGGACTTCGGGCTCGGACTGCCAGGCTTCGCGGTCCGTTACCGAGACGGAGGCGACCTTGGCTGACCTCGTCACCATCGCTGACGCGCTCGCAGATCTCGTCATCGAGCGTCGCCTTCACCCGCTACCGTCCGTCCTGCTCGGCCTGTGCCCGCAGTGTGAACGTCCGCCAGGCGGGCTTACCCACGACGGCGCACCAGCCCTCGGCATCCCGGCATCCTGCTCCGGGCCAGACACCCCGCTCCGGAGCGGCACGTGAGTGAGAACGACACCCCAATGGGACCGATGGCCGAGATGGTGGAGTTCATCCGCGTACAGCTGGATGACGAAGCCGCCGAAGCCAGGAAACAGTCCGACAGCGAAGAGTACGGCTACAACGGGTACGAGATCGAAGCATCCGGCGCGACCGGGTACCCCTGCGAGCGATTCCTGCGGATAGCGAAGGTTCGGGTGCTCCGTGAGGTGGAGGTCAAGCGGCGGATCCTGGACGCCTACGAACGGTGGTCTGAAGCCAAGGTCCGGCACACACGCGCGGTAGCCGAACTGGACGCCGATATCGAGCACCAGGAACGCACAGGGGAGTGGACAGGCGCGGGCTTCCCGGATGTCCGACAGCGCGCTGTCCGCCGGGAAGCTGACTACCTGGACGCCATGCAGCCGGTGCTTGTCGGGCTGATTCGTGCGGTCGGCGCGGTGTACGCCGGCCACCAGGACTACCGGCAGGAGTGGCGACCCGAGTGATCCGTACGGCCCCAACCCTACGAATCGAGGCGACCACATGAACCACAAGCCTCAAGACTCCAGGTGCACGAAGCGTCGACGGAACGGGACTCCGTGCAAAGCACCCGCGCTCGCTGGCAAAGATGCCTGCCGGCATCACGTCGGTAAGGCGACCGCGAAGGCGAAGGCCGAGGGCCGGGTGGTGGTGGAACTCCGGAAGTGGGGACTGAACGGACACACCGAACTCGCGGACCCCGGGGAAACTCTGCTCCGTCTGGTCACCCAGTCGAGGGCTCGGTGTGAGCTGTACGGCCGCCTGTTGGGGGAGGCATATGAGGCGGCCGAGCGGCTCCGCCAGGCGCACGAGGCGCAAGCCCTCGTGGTGCCGGAGCCGCCGGAGGAGTGGACGGAGGACGGGGAGCTGGTCGCTGAGGACCCGGCCGTGCAGCGTGCCCGCGCGGACCTGGAGAGGATCTTCACGACGGGCGGCGTGGCCGCGTTGATCGGGTACCGGTACGACGCGGACCGGCTCGGCCGGCTGTACGCGGTGGATGAGGGAATCCGCGGTTTGGCGAAGCTGGAGGCGGAGGAGCGGGAGCGGTGCGCTGGCTTCGCTGCGAAGGCCGTCTCCGCGGGCTTGGCGGAGCGTCAAGTGCGCCTGGCGGAGCAGCAGGGGGCGATGTTGTTCGGGGTGATGCGGGCGGTGCTGCAGCGGGTTGGTGTGGACCCGGGGGACCCGGTGGTGGTGGATGCGATCGCGACGGAGATCCGCGCGATCACGGAGGCGAAGGGGATACCGGCATGACGGAAGCAGAGCCGGCTGGGGCCGGGGACGAGTCGCCGTCGAACTGGCTGCACATGGGGGATGTCCCGTACCGGGACCTGGACCCTGCTCGACTCCGATCGCCGTGGTGGCGACGTGTTCAGCGGCGGCTTACGTGGTGGTGGAGGAGGCGGCGACGCCGGCGTCCTACGCACATCTACTGGCCGACACCGCCGCGGGAAGACTACGACTGGGGACCATAGTGATCGTCGAACGCGTCTACCCGCACCCGGTCTTGATCGGACACCCGGACCTGCTGTGCCCAGGCTGCGGCGGGTACGCCCAATGCTGTCTGTGCGGCCAAGGATGGATCACCGCCTTGTGCCGATGCTGCCCTGACTGCGCTGACCAGATCCGCGAACTCCTCGACCGCCGCAGAGATGGAGACACGCCATGACCGACGTCGCGGTACGGCGTGCCGCCTGCCGTACCTGTGGCCGGGAACGCCGGCTTGTGCGCCCGCCCGTGTGCGACTCGTGCCGCACCAGGATGGGTGAGCAGCTCCGCGACTTGCCCCGCCTCGCGGCCGCGCCGCTCAACCTGGCGCTCATCCCCGGGCAACGGCCACCTGCCGCCGGTAGGGTCAGTGGCTCCGGAGCGCACAGTCCCGCACCGGTGGCGGGTGAACCGCTGTTCCTCCTCGCTGGCGAATCGGGCGGCCGGTCACCCATCCAGGTGTGGGCTACAGGGTGGGAGCAGCGTTGGCGGGTCGCGTTCGGCCACTCCACCGGCCGGCCGCGCACTCTCGTCGACGACCAGGGCCCGTGCCGGCCCGTCCGGTTGTGCCCGCCGGTACGCCGCGAACTGCACCAGCTCCGCCTCAACATCGCTGCCCGGGCCCGGACCGCCCAAGGGTCGCGGGTGCTGCTCGGCATCGGACCCGCCGGCAACCCCGCTGACCGGCCCGACGACCCCAGGGCCGCCGAATGGGACGCCCGGTTCCCCGCGCCGAGTGCACCACCGGTGCTCGAGGGAGCGATCCGGTACCTGACCGTTCACCTCGACCAGGCGGTTGACGACCTCGCCGCCATCGCCGACTTCGCAGCCCAGCTTCGCAACCTCCACACAGCCGCCCGTGTCGCCGCCGGTGAAGCACGAGATGAAATGCACCTTGGACGGTGCCCCACTGTCCGGTACGACCACGACGCGGACGCTGAGGCGCTGTGTGGCACCCACTTGTGGACCGATCCGTACGTGGACGTGGTGCGCTGCCCGAGGTGCGGCACCGAGTGGCACAAGCTGCGGTGGTATTGGCTCGGATGCTTGATCCGGGAAACCTGGTGCCGCACATGCTGGACCGGGTTGGTGCCCGAGTTGTTCAACGTGGCCACCCTCGACGGCCTGGTCCAGGTGGCGACTGGTCGGGGGATCTGCCCGGCCGGGTGTGCTGGTCCGAACCCCATCAACCCGATGGAGGAACCAGCGGTTGATTCCCGGTTGGTGGCGTGGCTGCGCCGTCACGGCGTCGACCCGGCGCTTGTGCCGGCCACCGCCGAGGCCTGGCCGCACCCGCGCCGTCCGCATGCGGCGTGGCTTCAGATGTACGCCACCACAGAGGACGGGTCCCTGGCCGGTTGGAGCCGGCCGCGGTGGCAGCTCGGCGCGTTCGCTCCACTGGAGCACGGCCGGCCGGCGTGGACGGTGCGGTTGGTGCCGCTGCCGCCGTGGCTGATCGAACGGAAGGGAGCAGCGTGATGCGAAACACAGCAGGGCTTTTTGGGTCTGTAATCCAGTCGAGGCTTGTGTATTAACTAGATCAAAAATCGGACAGCCATGCCAAAGTAGGCTTTTGAAGGTACGGATTTCAACTGCCAGTAGATCTTGGTCCGAGTGCGTTTTGTAAGCCAGCCGCTTTAGCGGGTACCTCAAGCCCCGAATCGTCGAGTATTGCGCGTGTATCCTCTCATCGACCCTCTACCCAACCTGGAAGGAGGGCATTACGGGAAAGGTACTCAAATGAGGAATCCAGACGATACTCCGGAAGATGAGGGTCACGGGCAGGGCCCGGAACGGCCTCGACCGTTCCAGTTCAACTTTGGGTCGAGTAGCTACTGGGATGGGGTTCGGCGTTCCTTGCAGATCACCCCTAGGCCGTGGCTAACTATGGGTAAGGCCCTGCCAGATCGCTTCAAGATCTTTAACTTCCACTCATTCACCCGCAGTGAGTCCTTTGCTCGGCTTTCCGCCCTCCACCGGGCCAAGTTCACCCGGGCCTTGAGTCAGAGCGGTATCCATCGCAAGTTGGCCGTCGACTACGGCAGACTCCTGGCCGATATGGGGCTCAAGGCTCAGTTGCGCGATTGGCTGGACGGTTTTTTGGACCGGGTGTCGCCAGCCAACTGGCGCGACGTGGAAGAGGGCCTACGGCTCCGTGACCTGGTCGACATGGCCCGCGCCGGCATCCCGGTGGCTTGGGTACCACGCGCCACAATCCTCTCCACCATGATCTCTGCCCATCCGGCTAACCGGCTCGACATTCTCGTCGACCACCAGCCTGAAGTACTCGAAGACTGCCAGACGCTGTTGGATCAAGCGGCTGCTGGCCGGTACGTGGAACAGGTAGATCTGCTCAGGCAGGCCATCACCGCACTGGAGCGCGGACTGGACGGTCCAGCACAGGCCGCAGCGTGTGCGGTGTTGGACACTGTGCTTAGGGAAAACGGCCGCTACAAGTACTGGCGCGAGGTGGCGGCCACGGACGACTACGAACTCGTGCGGTTGCGGTACTACGCCACCATGGCGCCACTTGGGCCCGCGTTGGAGCAGTTCAAGCGAGAGAAGGGCGACCGGGTACCGGCGTTGTTCAACAGGCACGCGACGGTCCATGCCGCAGGTGCCGTCCAGTACACGCCGCGTAACGCGCTGGTTGGCGTGATGCTCGCAGTTTCTGTGGTCCGGGAGATGCACGAGCAGTACACAGACCCAGCCGTCGGTGGACCGTAACCCGATGGGCTGCCCGTGAGGTGGCCGGTTGCAGGCGGCGATGATCAGGTGCCGCCTGCAAACCGGGGGATTTCTCCCAGTCGACTGCGGATCCAGAAGTGTCGTTGCCCCCTGGCATGCTGGTCGAATGTTCGAAGTGACACGCGACTACCCGTGCGCCATCACAGCCGGCCCGGAACACGGGGACCAGGGCCTGCGAGACGGGATGGACTGGATTCTCGCCAAAACCGATGAACAGGGCGGCAAGCCCCTCGTGTTTGCCCCTGGTATGCGGGAGGTACGAGGCAACGCACTGCTGGACGCGTTCACGCGGGAGTTCGACGTTGCGGTCCGTACCGGGCGTAGCGGAGGCGGCTTTGGTGATTGGCGAAGCGGACCGGTCCTGGCAGCGTGGCCCACTCGGGTGAAGCTCGGTGAGATCGCCGACGATCCAGGCACCAAGGCGCTCTGTGTTGTTCCTTGGGCTGAGGGCGAGACCGACGCCTGGCAGGCCGCTGCGAACCCCGAACTGCTGGGTCCTGCCTCCTTGCTTGCCGCGACACCCAACCTGGACCGGGTGGTTGTGGCGGGGCTCAGAGAACTCACGCGCAGGGTCAATCAGTCCAACCACCTCGCCGGTGCTCTTGACCACCGAGATGCTGTGGCGGTGTTGCGAATCCTTAAGAAGGGCGGCTATGCGCTGCCCCCCAAAGATGTGTACGCGTGGGCGTTCGCCCACGGATGGCCGAGTGCTGGGGCGGAACGGTTGAGCGAACTCGCTGAGAAGTTCGAGGCAGGAGTCCGTGTCCAGATGAGGGGCCCGAACCCGTTCGGCGGCGACATCCTTGAAGTCTGGCGGGCTGAGGCAATTGAATCGTGATTGATCTCCGAGGGGGGAAGTGCCATGGGGCAGTTCAACACGCGAGCGACGTTGATCACTGATGAGGGAGAGGTCGACATCAACGCGAGCCTGTGGAGTCGGCGGAACCCTGGCGGCCTGGGTGAGTGGGGAGGCACGGCCACGATGCCGGTAGCGGATGCACCGCTCACGAACAGTGGGCAGGCGACGATCCGGATGCCGGACGGCCGGGAGGGCACCGTACTCATCACCAGCACGCGGATGGGCAGCGAGTCTCCACTCGCCCGTCTTGAGTTGACGGGCAGCGGCAAGCCACCCTTCTGACAGGTGGCCCCGTTGTGGCGGCATCCTCACGCCCGGCAGGATCGCTACATGGCCGACGTTGACCCGCTAGCCGACTTCATCCGCACCCACATCAGCGACGACGCCCGAACCGCTGAGGAAGCCATCGGTCCCCTCGGCGGTCGCTGGCGAGCGGACGGAGGTGGCGGAGTCGAAGTCGTCACCGAAGCCCGCACCGCAGACGTGTACCAGCGCACCGTCTGCTTCAGCGGCGAAGGGGCACCCACCATCGAGGAGGCGCTGCACATCGCCCGCAACGACCCGCAGCGCACCATCGCGGACGCTGAGGCGCGGCACCGCATTGTCGACCTGTGCGAGAGCACCATCCAACGTGCTGAGGATGCCTACTTTCACGGGGACGCCGAAACCGAACGTGAGCGGGCAGGAGCCGCCGCCCAGTTCGCCAGGAGCGTGCTGAGGCTCCTCGCGCTGCGGTACGCCGACCTCGGCGACTACGACCCGAGGTGGCGACCCGCGCAGCCAGGAGACTGGCCACCGCTGTCACTGTGAGGTGCCAATAATGGATCTTCGACCCTGGAAGCCCGAGTATGCCCAGGCTGGGACGGCGTCTCCACGCCGGATGGATGGAACGCACGACTCGCCGAACCCGACCGAGACCTGGCCGCGATCGACCCCGGCTACACGGTCACGCAGGTCAAGGAGAAGTTCGGGACGCTCCGCTTCTACTACCAGACGTCTGACCACCTGGACCCTGAATCTAGGCAGGTGATGCGTGACCTCGTCGACGCCGCGCAGACGCGGTCAGCGCAGACCTGCGAGCAGTGCGGTTCCGCCGGATCGCTCGTCGTCACCGGCAACTGGTACCTGACTCTCTGCGAGGGTTGCGCACGCGAGCGAGGAGCCTCATCGGTAGGCGACGAACCCGAGTCGGACTGACGGTCGGGTCGCGGCGCATCAGGCATCCCACGCTCAAACCGGATGCATGATAATTACCCTTATCATGCATCCGTGGCCTTAACCGATCATGACACCGCTGCCGTCACCGGCCGTATTGCCACCGCTACCGAACCCCCGCCCGCCACGGCAGGCCTTAAGCGGACCGTGAGCCGGCTGCCACGCCCCCGCACCGGTGCCACCACCGACCAGGACATCGTCCGCGCCGTCCTCACCCTGCCGCTGCCCGACACCGCACCGGATGCCCGGTATACCCCGGCCGGACTCACCGCGGCCTGGCTTGCCCAGTTCGCCTCCGACCACACCCGCAGGGCGTACTTCCGGGACCTGGCCGACTGGCTCGCCTGGTGCGCCGCGGCCGACCTGGATCCACTGGCTGTACGCCGGGCCGACGTCGACACGTACACCCGGCGCCTGGCCACCCGCACGAATCCGCCACCCGCGAAGTCCACGGTCGCGCGTCGGCTGTCCGCAGTCAGTTCGTGGTACAGCTACCTGATCGACAATGAGGCCGCCACCGTCAACCCGGTCAAGGCGGTCAAACGCCCGAAGGTGGATCACGACACGTCGTCGACGGCGTGGCTGACCATCGGCCAGGCGAGGGAGTTCCTTGCCGCTGCCCGCGCCGACGCGACCCGCCAGGCGCAGCGCAACGTCGCCATGCTCGGCATGCTCTTGGACTTGGGACTCCGTGTCGGCGAACTCCTCCGCGCCGACGTGGCTGACGTGCGACACAACGCCGGGCATCGCACCCTCACTGTGCGCGGCAAGGGGAACCGTCGGCGGGAACTGCCGATCCCGGCGGCGGTTGGTAGGGACCTCGACGCGTACCTGGAGGACCGCGCCGGCCGGGCCGGTGTCACCGTCGCTGGGTTGGCGGGCCCGTTGTTCGCCACCTCCACCGGTGCGCGGCTCACCCAGCCGTACCTGTTCCGGCTGGTGCGACGTACCGCGCGGGCCGCTGGCATCCCCCAGGCCGCCGCGCTGTCGCCTCACTCGCTGCGGCACACAGCGGCCACGGCCGCGCTGGAACGCGGTGCCACGCTGCCGGATGTGCAGGACTACCTGGGACACGCCGACCCGCGGACCACACGCCGGTACGACCGTTCGCGGTGTGCCCTGGATCGGTCACCGGTACACCTGCTCGGCACTCTCTTCGCGAATTGATCCTTTTGTCCGTCCAAGTTGAGTAGTGTCAACAACCGCCAAGCGCAGTGGGGGGATAGTAATGAGCGCAAGCCAGTACCGCAGAGACTTGGAACGCAAGGGCAAGCAACGCACGGACGCCGAACGTAAGGCACGTGAGTACCGAACGAAGGAAAGCCAGAAACGAACTGCGGCGTCCCAAGCGCGATCGGCGGCCGGTAAGTCGAAGAGTCTCGGCACCGTGAACAGCAAGATCCGCGAGGCGGAACGTTACGAACGCGAGGCAGCATCAGCGGGAAATAATGCTAACCAGTGGGATACAAAGGCTTCTCGGTACGCCAGGGAAGAGCAGACACTGCGAGAGAAGCTGCGCAAAGCCGAGGAGTCTGAGGCTGCCGCCGAGGAGCGTCGTCGTAAACGGGACCAACAGCAGGCGGCACGCTGGGCAGCCGCTGAAAACACAGCAATCCATGAAAGGCTCAACGTGACCGAGAATCTTGTGACTCGCGCGTTGAGGGAGCTCCCTCCGCCTAAGGCGGAGCGGCTGCGGGTACTGCTCTTGGGCGCGGCGTCTGAGGGCGACCTTCGTGTAGGGCGGGAACAGAAGCGGATCCGGAAGGCAGTGCAGATGGCCCGACATCGCGACCTCGTCGACTTCGACGCGAGGTCGGCTGCGACGACCGAGGATCTTCTCGACGGCATTACGGGGTTTCGTCCCCATGTGGTCCACTTCTCCGGTCACAGCGCCGAAGAGCTGATCGTGTTCGAGGACGAACGCGACGAGCCTCATGAAGGTGTCATCGTCTCGGCGCGGGCTTTTGCGAGAGCGATTGCGGCGACGGACGATCCGCCGCTGCTGGTGCTTCTCAACTCCTGCGACTCAGCACTCCAGGCTGAGAAGCTCGTCAAGGATGTTGTGCCGTTCGCGATTGGCATGTCCGCCGAGATCGAGGACGGGGACGCCATCACCTATGCGGCCCAGTTCTACGCCGCCATCACCAACGGGCAGTCGATTCACTCCGCGCACCTGTCAGGACAAGCGGCTCTGGAGCTCGCCGGACTTGCCGGACACGACTTACCCACTTTGGCCTGTGCCAATGACGTTGACCCTGCGGCCACCATCCTGGTCAAGCCAGCCGAGTAGCCACCATCTGCATTTACGGCTGCGGGTGACGAATGGACACGTCCCGGGCGCCCCAGCGATGTGGGCCGCCCGGAGGCCGGGTGGTGCCGAGCATCGGCACCCCCATGAGGACGGGCTTGATACCTCGACTTCACCACATCAGGTCTGCTACAGCGCCTGGATCCGTACCGCACAGCGCAGCCAGCTCAAGCGCGGTCATGCCACGCGATTGCGCGCCTTCCCAGACCAGGCGAGGCGAGACCGCCCCGACCGCGATTTGCAGAGCCGAGTCACAGAACCCTGCCATGATCGCCGGGTCGGAAGCGCGTGCCGCACCCAGAGCATCCAGTTCGGCCAAGGCGTCGTCGTAGGTCATCGCGGCCACCCTCAGCTCTCGCCGATCCAGCCGAGCACAGTGTTCGCGTCCTCGTCGTAGTTCGCATCGATCGCGGCGGCCAGGTCATCGCCCGGGTTGTCGAGGTAGTGCAGGCTGGCGTTCACCAGGAGATTGATCAAATCGGTGGACCATTCGCCGTTACCTATGCGATCGAGGACCTGTTCCGCCGCCCGGTTCAGAGCGTCGCTGATCGCGTCCCGGTTGTAGACCTTCGTCACCGGCCCGGACTCCGAAGCGCCGACCAGGCCCCTGGCGTCGTTGACCAGACCGCGCACCGTGGACCAGGCGTCGTCGTTCTCCACAATGAACGGCTCACCGGTCCCGGGTTCCTCACCGTCGAGGCGTATTGCGGCGATGCCCTGGACCCACTCGCACAGCCGCCTGGTCGGTTGGATCAGCGCATCCCAGTCGGGTTCGCCTTCGTGGTCCGGCCGGTCAATGTCGGCCAGGAAATGCCGGATGAGCTGGACTTGTGCGTGGTGTCCCATGGTGTACCTCCCTTGTCCGTGTCTGGTTCCATGGTACCGAAAACCCTTGCATGAAGCAAGGGTTTTACTGGCGCACACGCCACGCGACCGGCAGTTCCTCCCGTGCACAAAGCGCCGCCCCGACCTTCCCGTCAGGCCGGGGCGGACTTCCGCGCTGACACCTACGCGTCAACCCCGGAGCTGAATGCCTGGCCACACAGCCCACAGACGATCGGGCCGGACGCGTACGTCGAATCCGACACCCGGATCTTCCGCCCGCACCCACACGTCGCGGCGACACCATTGCGCGACTTGCCCTTCGGCCCGGCCGGTGTGGCGGTGCCACCGCTGGCCCGGTCACCGTCGCCCTGCCCGCCGCCGCCAGTGACGACCACGCCGTTCTCCGACCGGCGGTACGCGGTCAACTCCACGTCCAGCTCCACCAGGACGTCGCGGTAAAGCTCCTGGGTTGTTTCGGGGACGGTGGTCAGCGACCAGCCGATCACCGGGTGCTGTGCCACGTCGATGCCCAACTCGCGGCCGATCGCCGCGAACCGCCGGTTGTGGTACCGGCCACCTCGCGACGTGTCCTTGATCCCGCGCTGGTGAGCCGTGGCGTGGCTGGCCTCATGTAGCAGGGTGCCGAGCAGGCCGACCGCACCACGCCGCAGGCCTTCGCCGCCGATGAAGATTTCGTGCACGCCGTCTTGGTCGCCGACCGTCCAGCGGCCGGCCGCGAAGTGGCCGAGCACCAGCGCGCCCCGCATTCCGATGCTGCCGGAGCCGACGGTGAAGAACGCTGCGGGGACGTCGCCGTTGCGGGTCTGGATGGCGTTCCAGGCTCGCTCAAGGGCCGCCACAAGGCTGGAGCTGGTGATCTCGACGGTGTCGGCGCTGAACGCGATGGTCATTGGTAACCCTTTCCCCGTTGTCCGTGTCACCTCTGAGTTTACCCGAAAACCCTTGCTTTATGCAAGGGTTTTCGGGTATGCTTAACGCAGACACGGACAAGAGAAGAGGGGAGATCAGCGATGGGTTACGAGCTATGCGACGCGTGCTGGCGCGAGACCCACGACAACTGCGAGGGTGACGACTGCGCGTGCACGGCCTGCTTCTACGGCCCGCCGGATGTCGCGGAACTCCAGGCGGATGTCCTGGAGGTGGGCGCGCTGTAGGCCTCCGCACAGGCCCCGCCCGGTCAACGGGCGGGGCCCGCGCGTGTTCCCGTCCTATAAAGTATTGCTCAAAGAAAGTCTTTAGCTACGATAAGGCTCGACGCGGACAAGGATAGGAAGGACGCCTCCATGCGATGGCACGCAGGCGTGGAGCTACACCGGGACAGCGCACCGACCGAGGAGCAGGCCGGCCGGCTCGCCGAGAGTCTGCCCGGGTACGGCGTCACCGTGCACGACCGGAGTCGCAGTCGGCTCACCCTCCGGTTCGAAGTCGAAGCCCGCACCCTCGGCGCCGCGGTGGACAAGGCGCTCCGTTCCGCAAAGGCGGCCTCAACTGCCGCGTTCGGTGAGCCGCAACCGGAGCCGTGCGGCGTTCGTGTGCTCACTGCCGAGGACCACGACCAGGGGCTGGAGGAGACCGGCGTACTCGACGTGATCGGCTTCACCGAGATGGGTAAGCTTCTCGGAGTTAGTCGGCAGCGTGTGTCCCAACTCGCCGAGCGGGACGATTTCCCTCGCCCCCTAGTGCCACCTCGCGGACGGCACGGACCGCAGTTTTCCAGGACGGCCGTCGCGGAGTTCGCCGAGAACTGGGATCGGTCGACCGGTCGTCCCCGAAAGACCACCACCGCCTGAGTCACTGTTGAACGATGAAGGCCCCCGCCAGCCACACAGCGGGGGCCTTCCTGTGGTTGACGCGTACGCGTCAAGGAAGCGTGTGTGTGGCAGCGGTCAGGTCCATCCCGAACTCCGCCGGTTCAGCTTTCTCTTGTCCGTGTCGTATCCAACTCAAAAGATAAGAGAAAGAGCCGGGACACCCGGCCCTTTCTCTTGTCAGGTCACTTCGTGACCTTGTCCAACCGCTCCTCAAGTTCGGCGATCACCCGCCGCAAACGGGAAAGGGTGAGCTCCAGGCCGACTGCCATCCCCGCGTTGAAAACCTCGGCCATGCTGGCTGCGGTCATCGGCCCGACCGGGCGGTGGCACCAGCACGCGCACTCCACGTGGCCATTGGTGCAGTCCCGATGCGTTTCGTTCTCGCACGCGGGGGAGAGGCCCTTCGGCTCGGCGGAGGTGTTGGTCATCAGGTGACTCCCTTCTCTTGTCCGTGTCACCTGCAAGTTTACCAATAACTCTTGTCTAGGACAAGGGTTATTGATAGGCTTTCCCTTGTCACGGACAAGAGAAAGGAGGTGCAATAAGTGCCCGACCGGATGGGCCACCCCGTCGCCGACGCGGTCCGCCAAGGGTTCCAGGTGAGGCAGGCCCGCCGCGGCGTCTGGGTCTTCCGCACCGCGTCGATCACGGTGACCGCCAAAACCACGCCTCGCTTGGCGCAGGACTGGTCTTCCTGCCATCCGACCGGGAGACGGACTGAAAACCCGGGGGCCGCGACCAGCGCGACCCCCGGGCCGGTCCCCAAACCCTGTTTGACACGGACAAGAGAAAGGGGAACACCACCATGCTATGGCACGCCGACGTCGACCTCGCCCACACCCAGGAACTCAATGACGACCAGGTCGACGCCCTTACCCGCAACCTGCCGGGGTGCGCCATCGTCAGCCACGACACCGGCCGGGGTTGGCTGATCCTCCGGTTTGAGGTCGAAGCGCGCACCCTCGGCGCCGCCGTCGACCGAGCACTCCGCATTGCCCGCGACGTCGCCGCCCAGGCGCTCGGCGTGCCGATCGACCCACAAGGAGTCCGGGTACTGCCGATGGACGAGCACGACCGTGACCTCGCCGACAGCGAGCGCTTCGACCTGGTCGGGTACATGCAGATCGGCGACATGCTCGGCGTATCCAAACAGCGCGCGGGTCAGGTCGCCGAAATGGCGGGGTTCCCGACGCCGGTCGTGCCATCAGGAGTGAGAGGCCCCCTGTACCCGCGCACGGCCGTGGCCAGGTTTATCGCTGAGTGGGAACGCAAACCCGGCCGGCCGCGCAAGGCCGGCTGACCCCGCGCGGGTCTACCATCCGCGTCATGGCAAGCGGGGGACCAGAGCCGATCCTCGTCGACTCCGACCAGGTGATCGGCTATGTGCGACGGATCTACGATCGGACCATCGCCCCTGGCACGGTGTGGTCGTGGGCGTCCCGGGGGAAGCTCACGCGGTACGGCCGCGTCCAGGGCGCCCGCCGGACCCTGTACGACCTGCACGAGGTCGCGGCGCTTACCGAACGGCTTTACTTGGTTGCGGGCAACAGTGAGGTTGCTTGACAGCAAGCAACCTGCGTGCAAGGGTCGGCGTCAACGATCGGTGTATTGCACCCCGCCAGGCCGGCGCCGGAGTTCCCGACCGGCATCGTCGCTCATCACCCCTGGAGGGATCGCCACCAACGTGCATTGCACCATCGGGCCGCGCAACCGGGGATGCCGCACCGGTCCCACCCGCATTCGCTAACCCCCCCAGGGCAGGATGCGGGTGGGACCTCCCTGGCGCCGCAGCGGGGTAGAGCAGCCGGTTAGCTCGCTGGGCTCATAACCCAGAGGTCGCAGGTTCAAATCCTGCCCCCGCCACCTACCCATTTGCGGCTGCCGTGGACGAGTCGCCCGCCTGCCCGGGGCCACCTGCCGATTCCTGGGCATCGGCCGGGTCCGTGTACCACGGGCACGGACCCGACCACTCCGCAACCCACAGTCCGGAGGAGCACCGGGTGGAACCCTGCCTCGCACAACTGGTCCACTACCGCGGCAAACGCGGCCTACACGCCCCACGGGCCGCGGTGGTGATCGCCACCGTCGATTCGCTCGACCCGCGCGGCGTGGAATCCGGCCAGGTACCAGCCTTGTCCAGCCCGGACCACGTTCACCTGTTCGTGTTCACCCCCAGCGACCGGGGATTCTTCGTCGAGTACGACGTACCGCCCGGCGAGGGACCGGGCCAGTGGAAACCGGTCCCCGGAACACCAGTCATCGACCTGCCCACCCTTGCGGCACCACGCACGGACTGCTGATGTACCCGGAAACTCGCACGTTCTGGCTCGAAGAGACGAGCGACATCGCCGCCGGGTTGCGTCGGTACGCACGCACAGGCGACGGCTGGACCTGCGACACCGGCTACCACTCCGCTCTCGTCTACACCGGTGTTGAGCCGGCCGTCTTCACCGGCAACGGCACCGGACGAGTGCTCGCCGCCCGCCTGTTCACCCCCCGCGACGACCCCCGCTGGCCGACCACCTGCCGCTGCGGCTACCAGTTCCCTTCCGACTGCCCCTGGCAGGACTGGCAGGAACTGATCTACCGCCGTGCCGACACCGGCGACCTCGTGATACTGCGCGAACGGCAGGCCAGTGACGTAGGTGGGCCGGATCCGGCGCCGCCTGGGGCCATGTGGGATGCCTGGTGGATGCGCGACGCGTGGCGCGGCCCGGAGGGCATCGCTCTCATGGTCCGCCTGCCCAACGGCCGGGACTGGTTTGTCGACGGCCGCGCGAGCAACTGCACCCACCCGGACGACAACAGCCACCGGTGCTGGGTCCGCCACGGTGACCCTCGCACCGGCCGGGTCACCGTCGACAAGGACGGGGACACGTGCGGCGCGGGGGCTGGCAGCATCCAGGCGGAGGACTACCACGGGTTCCTCCGCGACGGTCGCCTCACCGCTGGGTGAGATTTTCGTTGAACTTCCGGTGAGGGATCAGCGGGAGGTCGGAAGACGGCGCTTCGTACTTATTCATCACGGTGACGCGTTTGACAACTGTGATTTCGTCCCTACCCAAAGGTGCTTTTTTGTCCATTTCTGGTTTCTTGGTTCGAGCGCCTAGGCGACCTCGGTACGCAATCACGCGCTTCGTCAGCCTGGAAAGTTGGCCGCCGGCCCCCCACGGAAGAAAGCTGACGGCATAGGCGAATTTCGTCACCTTGCCAGGGCAGGAGTACACAAGTTCCGCCCACTCGTCAGCGCGTGTCGCGGCAAGGTCCGGATCATCGGTGGACCATCGTGCTGCCAACCGAGCGATCTTCGGGGCAAGTGCTGCACTCCAGTCGGATATCTCGCTTGAGAGCAGATTCACCGCGATGGGGGCCACTATCAGTGCTATGACGCTGAACGCCCATGTCGTGCCGCTCACCTCGCACCGCCACAGCCGAAGGCGAGCCGCAGCTTCGCCGCAGCCTGTGGGCGGCGTTCAGCGACAAGAGCCTGAGCTCGCACTGCCCCGTTCGGGGTGAGGTGGAAGTACCGCCGCCGTGGACGGTTCTCATCCGGTCCGGGTTCCTCCCACCACCGGTCAAGCCATCCCGCTGCGGCGAGCCGTTCCAGGATCTTGTAGACCGTCGGCCCGGATCGCCCGGTTGTCTTCACGATCACCCAGCCGTGCAGCGTGTGGTCCGGGGCTTCTAGGAGAGCCTCCAACACGTCGAGCGTCGGCTTGGTGACCCGCTCCAATGGGTCAGCCATGGCTTAACGATACTAGGTGAAATAAGGGGTTGAAGGTGGGGAGGCGACTCCCTCCGTGACCATCACCGACCTCGACCGCGCCGCCTGGGCAGCCTGCCTCCGCCGCTGGATACCGCCACCACCGTCCCCGTACGTCACCGACCCCGTCGGATGGGTCAAGACCCGGCTCGGGGAACACCTGTGGTCCAAGCAGCAGGAGATCGCCGATAGCGTCGTCAAGAGCCGGCGTACCGCCGTGAAGTCCTGCCACGACGCCGGCAAGTCGTTCATCGCCTCCCGGATCGCCGCCTGGTGGGTCGACACCCACCCACCCGGCGAAGCTTTCATCGTCTCGACAGCGCCCACATACAAGCAGGTCAACGGCATCCTGTGGGAAGAGATCCGCCGCGCAGCGAAGAAGGCGAACGCTGCCGGCAACCCACTCCCCGGGCGGGTGCTGCAATCCGACGAGTGGAAGCTGGATGACGGCACCCTGGTCGGTTGGGGCCGTAAACCCGCCGACACAGACGAACACGGTTTCCAGGGCATCCACCGCCGCTACGTCCTGGTCATCCTCGACGAGGCATGCGGTATCCCCACCCAGTTGTGGACGGCGGTCGAGGCGATCACCACAAACGCGGACTGCCGCATCCTCGCGATCGGGAACCCCGACGACCCGTCCACCGAGTTCGCGAACGTGTGCAAGCCCGGGTCCGGGTGGGCCATCATCCAGATCTCCGCGTTCGACACCCCGAACTTCACCGATGAGCCGGTGCCGGACGGCCTGCGGCCACTGCTGCTCGACCCCGAGTGGGTCGAGGACAAGAAACACCGTTGGGGCGAAGAATCACCCCGGTACGTGTCCAAGGTCCTCGGCGACTTCCCCGACATCGGCGAGGACGTTCTGATCCCACCGTCGCTGATCCTCGCCGCACAGCAACGCGACCTCCAACCAGGGCCCCAGTGCATCCTCGGTGTCGACGTCGCCCGGTACGGGTCCGATCGCACGGTCATCTACCTCCGCCGGGGCCCGGTGGTCAGGTTGCACGGCGAGTGGTCGAAGCAGTCCACCACCCAGACCACCGGCAGGGTCATCGCCGCGAAGCGCGAAACCAAAGCAGACGAGATCCGGGTCGACGGCGTCGGCGTCGGTGGCGGTGTGGTTGACCAGCTCCTCGACGACGGCCACGACGTGTTGGACATGCAGGCCGGCGCTGCCGCGCTCGACTCGGAGCACTTCGCGAACGCCCGTGCCGAGTGGTATTGGGGGCTGCGGGAGCGGTTCGAGCAGGGCGACATCGACCTGGACTCCGACGACGATGAACTCGCCGCGCAGTTGGGCGCGGTCAAGTACAAGTTCACCGCACGCGGTCAGGTGTTGATCGAGTCCAAGGACGACATGCGGAAACGCGGGCTGCCGTCCCCGGACCGGGCTGACGCGGTGATGCTCACCGCCGCCACGCTGCCGCCACCTGATGAGGTGGTGGAGGACGAGACGGATGACGACTACGACATCAGTCCGGTATAAGTCGATGCGTCAGGTCGGTTGGAGGTCGCCTTCGTCGCGGTTGTCGGGAGTCACCGCTGGTGCGTTGATGACTCTGACGGGTTGCTCAGTCCCACGGCGACGCCACCGCCGGCCGTGAGCATCGGTGAATTCAAGCTGGTACCGGTAGCGGGGTCCTTCCGACAGTGGACGCGGTGAGCTGAAGTGGAAACTTGCCGTCCAGTTGGAGTGGGCAGCAAGTCGAAGGTGCATGCGGGAGTCGGACGTAGCCGCTTGGCCGGAGTAGTCCACGTCGTCGGCAGCGAACCGCAGCTCACGTAGATCGAGGTTGAGAATCGGCGCACTGCTGTCGTTGGTCACCGTGACTTCCACGGCAGTGACACCATTCAACGGATCGCCACCTAACGGATCGCCCCGCCAATCCGTCGCCGGATGCCCCTCTGCTTGGAGGGTGACGAGTCGAGCCTGTGAGGCTTCGTCGTCGCGACGCTCAACCGCCAATCGCTCATCGTCGACCCGGCGCCGATGAACTTCCCAGAGCAGGCCGCCACCCACCAGGAACATGGCGCCAACACTGCCCACTGCTGCCACCCAGTCGGGCGCCGTACCCCACTCGACCGCGGTGACGATGATCGGCATACGCGCCTCGATTCACGTCAGTTCTGGCGGACACAGTATCGGGAATCGGAGGTACGCCAGTGCGCAATCCGTTCGCCCGACCCGCCACCGCCACCGAGGTCACAGAGTTGCGAGAGCAGGTCACCGCCGAACGGAACAACGTCGAACTGCTCCGCGAGTCCATCGCCGAACTCGAAGCCCGATTGTCTGAGCCCGGGTGGCAGCGGCTCTTCGCCCAGGCCGACCTGGAGTTCAGCCGCGACGGGCTCCGTCAGATCGCCGCCGGATGCCGCCTGTACGCGATCAAGCACCCGCTGATCAAGCGGGGCCTTGGGTTGAGGACCGCGTACGTGTGGGGCCAGGGCGTGGAGGTCACCGCCCGCGCGACCGGCAGCGACGACGGCGACCAGGACGTCAACACCGTGGTGCAGGAGTTCTGGGACGACGAGGGGAACGCCCGGTCGTTCACCGGCAGCGTCGCCCAACAACGCGCCGAGAGGTCGTTGTTCACGGACGGGAACTGGTTCCTCGCCGCGTTCACCCTGCCCCGCACCGGCAAGGTCCAGGTTCGCACCCTGCCATTCGACGAGGTCGCTGACATCATCCGCAACCCTGATGACCGGTCCGAACCCTGGTACTACCTGCGGCGGTGGGTCGAGGAAACCGTCGGCGCGGACGGTCGGCCGACAGCAGCACCGCGTGAGGCGTACTACCCGGACCTGGACTACCGGCCCCAGGCCCGGCCCCGCCGCATCGGTGATGTTGAGGTTCGGTGGGACTCCCCGGTGTTGCACGTGAAGGTCAACGACGACGACGGGTGGCGGTTCGGGATCGGCGATGCGTACGCGGCGATCGACTGGGCCGGTGCGTACCGGGAGTTCCTGACTGACTGGGCGCGGTTGATGCGGGCGCTGTCGCGGATCGCGTGGGCGGTCACCACCCCGGGCCGGGCGCAAGCGCAGGCGAGGGCGAAGATCGCCGCCGCGCCGTCCGCCAACCCGGCTACGGGGGAGCCGAACGCGGCCGGGGCGACCGCGCTGCTCAACCCCGGCTCCAGACTGGAGGCCGTCTCCAAGTCCGGCGCCACATTGGACTCGGAGTCAGGCCGGCCCCTCGCGATGATGGTCGCCGCCGCCCTCGACGTCCCGGTCACCATGCTGCTCTCCGACCCCGGACAGACCGGTGCCCGTGCCGTAGCCGAGACCCTCGACCAGCCCACCGAGCTCGCGATGGGCATGCGTCGTGAGGTGTGGACCGAAGCGATCCAACGGCTGTGCCGGTATGTCGTGCGCGAAGCCGTGCGGGCGCCGCAGGGTCCGTTGCGGGGGAGCCTCCGCCGGGACGAGTACGGCCGCGAAACGCTAACCCTCGCGGGCGGCGGCGACACCACCATCGACGTCACCTTCCCCGACCTCGACGATGTCGATCCGGCGACGGTCGTGAAGGCCGTGGTCGAGGCGGCCGGCACCGGGACCGTGCCACCGGACCTGGTCCTCCGCCTGCTGCTGACCGCGCTGGGTGTGCGGGACACGGACCAGGTCATCGCCCGGATGACCGACGACGACGGGACGTTCCTGTGGCCGGTACCGCCGCCGCTCGGCGGTCCAGGCGGTCAGGCTGCCGGGCTGGATCGGGGTGGTGGCGATCCTGCTGACGCGGGCATGGGCCGGATGGCCGACGACGACCCGGATGACGACCTGGACGATCCGGGGGACCCGGACGAGGAAGGCGGGTGAGGAAGTGGCCGGGACCAACTCCAGTGATGTGGCGCATGGACGCGCCGATCCCGTTTTACCAGGCCGACGTTGTCGGTGACTGGCTGTGTAGCAACGGCGTGGACCCTTACGACGTGCCGATGAGTGAGCCCATCACCGTCGAACACGTCGACGGCGCTGACGTGATCCGTCATCGGGTGTACGTCCGCGATGCAGCAGCCGGCAAGCTGGTCACCGACCAGGTGAACGGCGCACTGGTCCCTCGAATGGTGGAACGGCTCACCGAACTGCGCACACCGCCACCGGACGGGGTCGGGACCTGCTGTGGCGATCCGACGTGACACCCTGCGGCTGATCCGCCAGCTCCGCAATTCGATCGGCGTCGCGGCCGACCAGGCGGTACGCAACCTCACCCGGGCATGGGTCGCCGCGGTTGATGACCTCGACCAGGCGATGGCCGACGCGATCACCGACATCGTCACCCTCGCGTTCCATCTCGGCAGGTGGCCCTACGCGTGGGAACTCGCGCGGATTCACCGCCTGCAGGTGGCGCTGGAAACCAGCGACCAGGCCCTCACCGCGCTCGCCGCCGCAACGGTCACCGAGGTCACCACCGTTGCCACCGGTGCGGTCGATACCACGGTGGACATCGAACCGCGGATCCTCGCCACCCAGCTCCCACCCGGGGAGATCGCCGCCGCGACCAAGACGTTCGCCCAGCGCCTCCAACCATCCGCGCTGGAGCTGATCGTCGGCCGCACTACGCAACAGATCACCTCCACCACCAGGCCGCTGTCCCGCGACGCCGGCGACGCGGTACGCCGCGAACTCGTCCGCGGCGTCGCGTTGGGCCGCAACCCGCGTGTGACCGCGCGAGAGATGCTCAAGCGGGTCGAGGGCGGGTTCAACGGCGGACTCACCCGGGCAATGGTCATCGCCCGCACTGAAACCCTCGACGCGTACCGGGCCACCGCCGCGTACACCCACCAGGCCAACCAGGACGTCATCGCTGGCTGGGTGTGGATCAGCGCGTTATCGGGTCGGACCTGCCCGGCTTGTTGGGGGATGCATGGCACCGTCCACCCCGCTTACGAACCCGGGCCGCTGGACCACCAGCAGGGCCGCTGCACCCGCGCCCCGAAGACGAAGAGCTGGGCTGAACTGGGACTCCAGGTCAAGGAGCCACCGGACTTGATCCCCGACGCACAGGTCCGGTTCTGGGCGCTGCCTGAGGAGCAGCAGGCCGCGATTATGGGGCCGGGCCGGCTGGAAGCCTTGAAGAGCGGGCGGATGACCTGGGATCAGCTTGCGGTGCGCCGCTCCACCGCCGCGTGGCGGGACTCGTACATACCCCGCCCGATCCGCGATATCGCAGCGTGAGTGGTCAGAAACCGAGGTATAGGACGACCCCACGTGTCATTTCATCTTGGTTGTAGTGGAAATCGCCTCGATCAGAAATCTCGACACGATATGTGGAGTGTCCACCTGGGACACCCGAGACCTGAAACCTGAACTCGCACACGTTGAATCCAGCCTCACTGCGTACGACCTTCCCCGCCTCAAGTTGACCGACTGCCAACGTCGTGCCGGCCGCGTCGCTGATAACCACCTCGGTTCCTTCCTGGACGTCGTCGTAGCCCGACTTCGCAGCGCACGGGGTATCCGGCTCCCACTTGTTGTAACCGTCGTTGAGTTCGATCGATCCGTACACGTCGAAGTCTGGATGCTGGAACACCGTCCTCGTCGGGTCCGAGTCTCCGATGAGTCGCACGAGGACGATTGCGGCCACGGCCAGCGAGATGACGAGCGCCGCCAAAGCGATCACGAGTGGGCTAAGGGATTTCCGAACGGCCGATGGTGTGTCGGTCATCGATGCCTCCAGGCAGTGAACAGGTCGCCACCGTATGAGATCACTCCGGTCAGTGCCATGAGGCGTCCGTCCTATCTCACTTTCCATTCGGCCCCTGGGAGGCCCCGTTATGGGCAAGCGCCGCCGCAACGGCACACCAACATTCCGAGTCGGAGAGTCGGCGACCGTCATCGAGCACACCGTCGACAGCACGACGCAGGTATCGATCACGGAAACCGTCACCGGCCGCCTCTTCGAGCCGGCCGGCGACGGTGCTGGCGTGCGCCGCCGGGTCCTGCTCATCACCCCCGGATGGGGAGCCACCGGCTACTACTCCCGCGAGGTCCTCCAACAGGCGGGCCGGGACAGGGTGTGGCCAGCCGGCACACACATGTACCTGGACCACCCCACCGACACCGAGGAAACGGAACGCCCGGAACGGTCGGTACGGGATCTCGCCGCCGTCCTGGAGGACAACGCAACCTGGGACGCGCGATCCGGCGGCCTGGTGGCTACCGCCCGTGTGTTCGGGGAACACGCCCCCGCGATCAACGAGAAGGCTGACGCGATCGGCGTGTCCATCCGTGCCCTGGCCACCGGTCACCACGGCGAAGCCGACGGCCGCACCGGAATGATCATCGACAAGCTGGAACGAGGTATCTCCGTCGACTTCGTCACCCGCGCCGGTCGGGGCGGCCGAGTCATGGAGGTCCTCGAATCCGCCGGCGAGGCTCGCGAAGCGCGGAACGTCGGCCAGTGGTTCGAAGCCCGGCTACATCTCGCCTTCACCGAACTCGCAGACCACATGTACGGCGACGGTCGGCTCACCCGCGACGAACGCATCGCGCTCTCCACCGGCATCGGCAACGCGCTGACTGCGTTCACCGCGCACCTGGAAACCAACGTCCCTCAGCTGTACCAGCGGGACCTGTGGGACGAACCCCAAGCCACACCGGTCGCCGCTGCGGCCGCCGAGACCAGCACCAGTACGAGCACCACGGGCACGACCGGCGGCGGGGAGACACCGCCGGCGTCGTCCGCATCTCTCACCACGGAGGAATCCATGTCACACCCGACCGGCCAGGCGCCGGCCAGCAACCCGGTGACCACCGGGCAGAACAGCACGCCCGCCGCCGGCGGGCCCGACACCACCCCAACGCCGACCACCGCGACCGAGGCGCAGCTCGCGCTCGCCCGGTCCGAGCGGGACGCCGCTGAATCCCGTGCGCAGGCCCTGGCCGCTGCCCAGCGGCAGCGTGAAGCGGCCGAAGCCCGCGAAGCGCAGGCCTTGGCGGAGGTACGGCAACTCCGCGCTGACAACACCGCCAGGGAACAGATCACCACCGCGCTGGATGAGTCGAACGTGCCGGCTCATGTCCGGCCGCTGCTTGTGCCCAGGATCAGCGACCGGGTCATCGGCCGCGTGCCGCTCACCGAATCCGGTGAGGTCGACGGTGACGCGCTGACCGCGCAGATCACCGCCGCGATCGAGGCCGAGTCCACCTACGCGGCGGCGTTACTCGAAGCCCAGGGCGTCGGCTCGGTACGCGGCCTCGGCAGCACTGGCACTCAAGGCCCGTCCGAAGCGGACCTGGAGAAGCAGCTGGCTGGTGCGTTCAGCAGCCTCGGCCTGTCGGAGAGCGCAGCTACGCGCGCCGCGAAGGGACGTATGTGACATGGCGAAGAACATCATCTATGACGAGGGTGTCCAGATCCCCCTCGCGGTGACGGATCCGGCAACCCCCGCGTCAGGTGACCCGGTGCTTTTCGGGAACCTGCCCGGTGTCGCGCTCACCGACGAACGCGCCGACGGCATCACCACCGTGAAGACGAACGGCGTGGCTGAGCTGACGGTGCATGGGCACAACGGCACCGCGAACACCGCGATCGCGGCCGGCGACATCGTCTACTACAACGCGGCCGCGACGCCCAAGCTCAACGTGAACACGGCGGGGAAGCGGTTCGGGTACGCCCTTGCTGCTGTCGCGTCCGGCGCACAGACCAAGATCCAAGTGAAGATCGGATACTGAGGAGCACCAGATGACCACTCTTCTCGAAACTCCGACCTTCCTGGATTTGGTCGAGTCATACAGCTCGACCACGGGATTCGACTCCAACCGCGTGTTCGCGGGCGAAGGCATCCGCGTCGGCCGCCGCCGCACCGACAACCCCCGATACCGCCAGGCGCTCCTGGAAACCGTGCACCTCTACCAGGACGTCCTCGGCGGGTCGTACCTGGCGATGCACCGCTTCCAAGAGGCCATGACCACCAGCGACTTCCCGTTGTTGTTCGGGGACGTGCTGGACCGCCAGCTCCTGGCCGCGTACGACGAGTGGCCAGTCGCGTGGCAGCAGATCGCCCGGCGCGGCACCGTCCGCGACTTCCGGAAGGTCAAGCGTTTCACGATGGACGGTGGCGGTGCGGTCCTCGACAAGGTTGGCCAGGTGCAGGAGTACCCGGCGGCCGGACGGGTCGAAGGCAAGTACGAGTACGCCGCCGAGAAGTACGGCCGGCGGATGCCGTTCTCGTGGGAAGACTTCGTCAACGACGACTTGGACGCGTTCCGGGAATCCCCGAACGTCCTCGCCGCAGCGGCCAGGCGTACCGAGGAGCGGTTCGCGACCGCGCTGTACGCGGGTGTGTCGGGTCCGAACACGGCGTTTTTCACGGCCGGTAACGGCAACATCATGACCGCGAAATTGTCGACGGGGAGTCTCCAAGAGGCCTTCACCAAGGTGTCGAAGCAGCGGGACCCCGACGGGAACCCCATCTACATCGAGATGATGCACCTGGTCGTGCCCCCGGCTCTGGAGGTGACGGCGAACAACATCATCAACGCGGTGGATATTGAGTTCACCGAGGTCAGCGGCCGGGTGGTCCGGTCAAACAACTGGCTGAAGAACCGGTTGCGGATCCTGGTGAACCCGTGGCTGCCCATCCTCGCCGCCACCGCGAACGGCGACACGAGCTGGTACTTGGCGGCCGACCCGGGCCGGGGTCGGCCCGCGATGGAGGTGGGTTTCCTGCGGGGCAACGAGCAGCCGGCGACGTTCGTCAAGACGCCGAATGCGATGCGGGTCGGCGGTGGGCTGATCAACCCGACGGAGGGCGACTTCGACACCGACTCGATTGAGTACAAGGTGCGGCACGTCGTCGGCGGCACGTTGATGGACCCGAAGATGGCTGTGGCCAGCGACGGGACCACGGCGGCGCTGTAGTCGTGGCGACCGATCAGAACGACGTCCTGTTGGGGCAGATGCTCGCGGGTCAGGAGGACATCCTCGACGTGTTGCGGGATATCCGAGACCGCCTGCCCGCTCCCACGCAGGGGGAGCCGACCGCGGATGGGGGAGAGCCGGTAGAGGTGCGGGAACCAGCTCCTCTCGCCACAACCCCCGAGGACCAAGCCCCGGAACCGGTCAAGGAACCGGTGCCGAAACCGGCCGGCCGTAAGCCGGCGAAGAAGACCACCATGAAGGCCGCCGAGCGGGGCACACGGCGGGCCAGGGGGAAGAGCGCCAGCACGTAGCGGGGCTGGCGCGGCGTGTGGGGTCCCGGAATCCGGGGCCGGGACCCCACCGCAATCGCGAGGGAGGTGGTGACGGGTGCCGATCGACCTGGAAACATCTGTCGGGCAGGTGCGGCTGCTGATCGCCGACACCACCGAGGGCAGCTTCACCTTCACCGACGTGGAAATCCAGGCGTTCCTCAACCTGGAGGGCGGCGTGGTGAAGGCCGCCGCCGCGCTGGCGTTGGAAACCCTCGCGTCCAACGAAGCCTTGGTCTCCAAGAAGATTCGTACCCAGGACCTGCAAACGGACGGGCCGGCCGTAGCGAAAGAACTGCGGGAGCGAGCCGTCGCGCTCCGCGACCAGGCCGACAGAGAAGCGTCCCCGGCCGGGATCGACATTGTGGACTTTGACCCGTCCGCTTGGTGGTCCACGGCGGAACTCGCGGAGTAGGGGAGGGGCGCGCGGTGCCGTTGCCGAACTCGCGGGTCATCCCCGCTGGGTGGGAGGACCACCACCGTGGTGTTCCCGAAGGCGCGATGACGGCCACCTGCGAGATCACCCGCCCGGGCGATGCCCCGGCCGGGTACAGCGAAACACTCCGCCAATCCACGTACGGCGACCCGCCGGTGATTTACACGGGTGCGTGCCGGGTGCAGCGCACCACGAAGACCGTCACGCATCAGCCGTTCGGGGAGCGTGAGGTTGGGATCGGCGATTACCAGGTCACCATCCCGCTCGGTCCGGTCGCACCCCGGCCCGGTGACCAGGTGCGTGTCACAGCCGCCACCAGCGGGATCCTGGCCGACGCCGTGATGCGGGTTGTCGACGTCGAGTCTGGGTCGCTGGTGTGGGAGCAGGTCCTCCGCTGCGAGCTCCAGCGACCAACCCCGTGACCTGACCGCGCCGACCACTGACGCGTAGGCGTCAAACGGCGCGGCTCCGCTGTGAACTCCAGCGACCAGTCCGGGACCTATTGCGGAGCATCCGCACGGCGGCGGGCCTACCCAACCTGGTCAAGGGGGTGATCGCATGTCCGATGTGGAGGGCTTGGACCATCTGATCAGGGACTTCACCACCACAGGGGCCGCCGTCCATCCGCTGTTCGGCCTGGCCATCAGCAAGACCGCTCTCGATATCGAAGCCGACGGCAAGGTACTCGCCCCGGTCGACACTGGGTTCCTCCAGAATTCCATCACCACCGACGTTGACGAGACGACCCTGACCGCAGAGATCGGTCCCGAGGCTGAGTACGGCGGATACGTCGAACTGGGCACGTCGCGGATGGCTCCGCAGCCGTTCATGCGTCCAGCGGCGGACCGGCGTTTCCCCGAGCTGGTGGAGGCGGCCGGGGAGATCAGCATGCTGGGGATGGAGGGCCGGTGACGGCGGTCGAGGGCAGGGTCCTCACCACCCAGTTCGGGGCGATGCTCGGCACCGTCTACGACGGCACCACCGTCACCGTCCACATCGGCCGTGCCCCCGCCGAACCCACCTACCCGCATGCCGTCCTGTACCCGCGCACGCCGTGGGCGCAGCGGACCGGACTCAACGGTGAACACGCTGCTGCCACGTGGGCCTGCCAGATCACCTTCGTCGGCCGCGACCCGGACGAGACCCAGGGAGCGGCTGACGGTGCGCAGACTCTCGTCGGCCAGGTCCCGGTGGTGGCCGGTTACGACTGCGGTCCGATCAGCCAGCCGGGTCCGCCGCCGATGGTGCGTCCGGACGAGACGTCCAGGGACCCCGCCACCGGGCAGCCCTTGTTTTACGCGATCTGCGAGTACGAGTTCACCGCAACCCGCACCTGAGCCCTACCGGAGGAATCATGGCCACCTTGCAGGTCTACGCCGTCACTGCGGCGGGCGTGGACCCCACCCCCAGCTCGGCCGCCGCTGGCGGTGACGACCTGTCCGCCGCTGACGTTTTGACTGGCCGGTGTTGGATCGAGGTCGTCAACGGCCATTCTGCGGCGCAGACCGTCTCTGTGGCAGACCCCGGCAAGACTGCCTCTGGTAACCCGGGCACCATCACCCCTGTCTCGGTGCCCGCATCGGGTGGGAAACGGCGCATCTACGTGCCGCCGTCGGCGGTGAACCCGACCACCGGGAAAGCGGCACTGACCTACTCCGGTGTCACCGCCCTGACCGTACTCGCGTTGAGGGTGTGACCGCTGATGCGTTGGTGTGTGATCCGCCGTGGTGAGGCCTCGGCCATCCAGTTGACGGTGGTGGCGGAGTCTGCCCTCGTGTTCCACGAGTCCGGCGGCTGGGTTCGCGTGTCCGAGTGGCGTGACGACGACCATCGGGACTTCGACCTCGCTGACTATGTGGACGCCGATCCGATCCGGGACGCCGATGCCGAGCCAGAGACCGGCACTGAGCCCTCCGAACCAGCGCCGGCACCGGAGGCTGTCCCCGACTCGCCGCACGACGACAGCCAGGACACCACGAAACGAACCCCACGCAAGTCGGCCCGGACCGCTGCGGCCACCGACCCTGACAAGGAGCGATGATGGCTGTCATCCTGATCGACGGCAAGGTCCGGTGCACGTGGGCCGCGGCATTGACGAACCACTCAGCACCGGCGGTTCCGGAGTTGACCGCCGCCACGGACATCCAGAACTGGATCACACCCGACGGCCTCGACATCAAGTCATCCACCAGCAAGGTAAACGCGTCGAATCTCGGGTCAAGGAAGAACGCGGCCAAGGCTGGCCGGGTCGACTACGACGTGATGATCACGTTCCAGCACCAGTCCGCCAGCGGCCCCGATGGACCCTGGGACCTGTTCCCCTTCGGCACCCTGGGATTCCTGGTGATCCGGGAAGGCATCCCCAAGGCCGACGCGTGGGCCGCCGGGCAGCGAGTCCGTGTGTATCGGTTGGAATCGGGGGAATCCGACCCCGCTGCGCCTGCACCTGACGGGCTGTGGATCTTCAGGCAGCCGTTCTTCGTCGAAGACGCTGAGAGGACTGACATCCGGGCGTTGGTGGCGGCGTGATGACGAGTATCGACGACATCATCGACGACGCGAAACTCCCCGAAGACTCGCTCACCATCTGCGTCCGTGGCGACCTGGTCGCTCGCTACCGCGAACTGGAAGCGCAACTCACGCACGCACCCAGGCAACGGGTGTCACTCGGCGACGACGCACCCGCCGCGGTGACGATCGCCGAGCAGATGAGCGAGCTGCAGGAGGAGATGCGACGCCACGAGCACACGTTCACGGTGCGCGCTCTCGGCTCCGAGGAGTGGCCCGACCTGCGGGCCAAGATGCCCAAAAAGCGGGACGGCGACTCGGAGTCGGAACACGTCAGGCGGCTCAACGCGTACCGGGCGAAGCTGCTGGAGGCCTGCTGCGTGGATCCAGTCGTCACCGTGGAGAAAGCGCTCGTCTTGTTCGGACGCCTCGCCTACGGAGACGTGGTAGCCCTCGGCGACCTGGCCTTCAACGTCAACGAGGGCCGCACCCGCGTCCCTTTCTCTTCCGCCGCCTCCGAACTTCTGGCTCAGACCACGAAGAGCTAGCGGCGGCTGCCCGCTGGGGCATGTCACGGTCCCATTTTCTGGGGGCCCGGCGCCGAGCCGTCACCGAGTACGAATACGACAGCGCGGGCCGGATGGCCCGGTCGGTCACCACATGGGACCCGGAATGGACCGACGAGGACCGTGGTTGGGCGATCGCGTTCATCCGCGATGAGGCCACCCGGTGCGGCGGATGCGGCCAACCCGCCGAGGAAGCGCACAACCCGGCGACGTCTGGCACGTGGACGGTTGAGCAGGTGATCTGCCAGGCGTGTCGAGTCCTGGACGCGGTCCGTGACAACTACGCCAGCGGTGAGGACCGGCACCTTCACCGGGGCCTGCGGTTCCGGCCCGCACGCACCACCACCTGACCCGAACGTTGAAGGGAAGGTGGTGGTGGCGTGAGCCGTGTGGTCCGGTCGATCACGGTCAAGATCAAGGGCGATGAGTCGTCGCTGGTCCGGGCGTATGACAAGTCGGCTGCCAAGTCGGTCGAGTTCGGGTCCAAAGTGGAGGCCTCGTCCCGGTCGGCTGACCAAAGCCTGAAGACGTTGGTGGTCCGGATCGGCGACCTCGACAAAGCTTCATCGCGGATGGGGGATCGGCTCAGCGGCGATTTGGACAAGGTCTCCCGGTCGGCGCATGGCACCTCGTCTTCACTGCGTGGGTTCCACGCCGTGGTGGGCGCGCTGTCCGGAGTGGCTGGCCCGGCCACCGGGGCGCTGTTGGGGATCCCGGCGGCGATCACGGCCGGTGCGATCGCGGCCGCGGCGGTGGCGCCGGCGTTCGCGGGGATGGGCACCGCTTTGGAGGCGGCTGCTGAGGACGGCCGTGAGTTCGGTGCGGCGATGCGTGATCTCAGCCCGTCGGCGCGGGCGATGGTGGGTGAGCTGCTCGGTGTGCGTGCGCAGCTGTCGGGGTTGCGGGTCACGATGCAGGAGCAGTTCTGGTCGCGTTTGGCTGGAGATTTTGAGGACCTGGCGGGGTCCACTCTGCCCACGCTGGACCGCCGGTTGGGCGCGATCTCCGGCACGTTGGGTGAGGTCACCAGTTCCACGTTGGAGTATCTGTCCGAGGCGGAGCAGGTCGACCAGATCGACCGGATCCTCGCGCGGACCAACAGCACGTTGGAGCGGCTGAACACGCTGACGCAGAACGGTGTCGGTTTCTGGCTGGATTTGAGCGAGGCCGGGTCCGGGTTCGTGGAGGAGCTGGTTGGTGACCTGTCCCGGCTGGTGGTGGACTGGCGGGCCACGATCGGGCAGATGCAGGCGTCCGGGGATCTGGAGCGCCTGTTCAGCGGGGCCGGTGACGCGGTGGGTGGGCTGCTGGACGCGTTGTCGACGCTGTCTGGCGCTTTGCTGACCGTTCTTGCCTCGCCGGGTTCGCAGGCCGCCGTGATGGTCCTGGTGTCCTCGATCCAGGGCCTGGCCAGTGCGGTGGGTGTGGTCGCGGACGTGTTCGCCGTGTTGCCGGCGCCCGTCCAAGCGGTGGTGGCCACGGTGGTGTTGCTGGCAGCCGTGGCAGGCCCGGCCACCACGGCGGTGGTCCGGTTGGGTGTGGCCACCCAGGCCACGCTCACGCGGGTGTCGCAGCTCGGCCCCGCTGGGGCGGGCGCCGCGTCCGGGCTCGGTCGCCTCGCTGCGATCCTCGCCGGCCTGCAGATCGCTTCCGCAGCGTTCGGCGACTCGACGACCCTCTCATCCGATCGGTTGCGGTTGCTGACCGCTGACCTGGCCAGGTACGGCGACACCGGCCGCATCGCAGGCGAGACCACCAGGGCCCTCGGCGCGGACATGTCGGCGTTCAAAGACGACATCCTCGTGTTCGCCGACGACGGCTGGTCCCGGTTTGGCACCGGTTTGGCCGAGACGATCGAAGGTCTCACCGGTCTCGGATCCGTGGTGGACGACAGCGTCCTGCACGCCCGGGAGAACATCTCCAACCTCGACGGCGCCCTGGCCGAGCTGGTCCAAGGTGGGCACGCCGACCAGGCCGAAGCGGCGTTTGAGCGGCTTCGGGCTGCCGCCGCCAAGCAAGGCATCTCCCTGCGAGAGTTGCAGGTCGCGTTCCCCGAATATTTTGCCGCGCTCAACGGATCCAAGACGGCCAGCGTCGAGGCGGCAAGTGGGGCGGAACTCCTCGCGGTGGGTCTGGAAGCGGCGGCGGCCGCGGGCCGTTCGCTCATCAGCGTGTTCGACGAATTGAACGGCGGCGCGATCGACTACGCCCGTGCTGAGATCGCGGCCCTGGAGTCCGCGGACGCGTTGACCGAGAGTCTGCGGGCGAACGGCCGGACGATGGACGCGAACACCGAGAAGGGTAGGGCCAACAAGCAGGCCCTGCTGGACGCGGTGGAAGCGGCCGCCGCCGCAGCCGAGGCGAAATATCAGGAGACCGGCAGCGTTGAGGCCGCCAGCGCCGAGTATCAGCGGCACATCTCCGCGTTGAGGGCGACGCTACGGGCCGCCGGTCTGACCGAAGCGCAGGTCGACAGCCTGATCGGGACCTTCGCTCGAATGCCGGATTCGGTCACCGTGAACATCAAGACACCCGGACTCGGAGCCGCGCAGGCGATGGCGAAGGCGTTGCGGGGCCAGCTCCAGTGGTTGAACGGGCGCCGCATCGTGATCTACACCGATATCCGGGGCGACACGTACGCCCGGCTGCCTGAGGGGCGTATCCCGGAGCGGTGGGGCGGCATCCGCGAGGCACGTGTCGGGTTACTCGACGAGGCATCGGTCTTTCCCGGGAACGGTCCCCTGTATGCGTTCGCAGAACCCGAGACGCGCGGGGAAGCGTTCATTCCCAAGGACGGTGACCTGGCCAGGTCCCGTGACATCGCCGGACACGTGGTCACCCAGTGGCTCGGCGGACACGTCACCTGGGGTCCACAGCAGCAACCAGCCGCAGCAAGCGGCGGTGTGACTGTCGAAAACCTCAACGTCCAAGCCTGGACCGACCGATTCTCGGTGCGCCAGATACAGGACGAACTCGCATCGCGCGGGGCCATCTGATGCCGCTCGCTGAGGGCCAGGTGCAGATCCGGGACCTTCTCATGGGCCCGAACACTGATTACCGGATCGGCGGCTTCAACCCATTCCGGCTGAACGCACGAGCTACCGGATCGGGCGAGCGAGCCTGGGCACACGGCGGCTGGTCCGGCGCCGAGTGGGCAGAAGCCCGCGTCGTGCCGATGCGGATCCTCGCCGAGAACCGGGCCCGCCGGGACGTCACCGGATGGATGGAATCACACCAGCGGCTGGCGGCCGCGTTCCGGCCGGTCGGCGACAGCGTCAGCGACGTCGAGATGCGCTTCTGCCTCGGCGGCCGTGAGTACATCATGTCCGGGCGGCCACGGATGTCCGACCCGGACATGGAGAACATCGGGCTCGGGTACGCCGTCACCCAGGCCGCGTTCGTCGCGCTCAACCCGCTGATCTACGCCGGCGACCAGTCCACCGCGGTGCTGAGCCTGCCGGTCTACACAGGTGGGCTCTCGGTGCCGGTGACGGTGCCCCTGGCCATCGAGTCAACGCAGGTCGGCGGGATCGCAACGGTCATCAACGACGGCACCGCCGACACGGCGATGCTGCTCCGGATCGATGGGCCGGTCACCGACCCACGGGTCGTGCTACGGACCGCCGACGGCACGGTCAAGACCCTCCGGTTCGCGATCACCTTGGCAGTGGGGCAGTGGCTGGACGTCGACACCGCCGCCAAGTCGGTGCTGCTCAACGGCATCCCGACCAACAGCAGGCGCGGCGACACGGCAGGGGAGTTCTTCGAACTTCCACCCGCGGCTCACGAGCTCTCGTTCCATGCCGCCGAGTACCAGGCAGCGGCCCAGTTGACCGCCACGTGGCGGTCCGCCTGGTGGTGACCAGGCCACCGGCGACCGCCGGTGTGCGTGACGGTCTGGTACCTGGCCTGAAGTCCTGATCTACGTCGGAGGGAGAACACTGTGGTCGACAAACCGGCGTGGATCAAGGCCGGGAAAGGCGCCACCATCGGCACGGCGACGATCGCCGCTGCCACCGACCTGTTCACCATCGCGGCTCACGGCCTGGTCGCGGGCGACCCGGTAGTAGTTGACACCCTGACCGGCGGCGCGGTTGGCGTGCTGAGCACCAACGCCATCTACTACGCCCGCGACGTCACCGCGAACTCGTTCGCGATCGCGGCCGCCCCCGGAGACTCTCCGATGCTGTTCACCGCCGATGGTGGTGCGGCCGTGTACCGGGCCACCCCCGTATACACCGCGGCTGAGATGCGCCGCCTCGGCGCGGTGCTCAAACACCCCGGTGCCATATCCCGATTCGGTGCCCGTTCCGGTCTGCGCCCGGGAGGATCAGCGGCGGTCACCATCTCCGGGACCACAGTCACGGTGCAGCACAACCTCGGCGTCATCGACCCCGGCGTCAACGCCCTCGCCGGACCGTACGACTTCGCGCTGCAGGCGGAGTCACACAGCCTGGTGGACGCGGAGGCGAACCCCCGCAAAGACATCGTTGTGATCGGTGTCGAGGACCACGATGAGGACGCGTCCGGGCAACGGAGGGTGCGGTCCTATGTGGTGAAAGGGACGGCGGCGCCGAGCCCGGGCGAACCGGCGGTGCCGACCGGCGCTATTCGGATCGCCACAGTGGACGTCCCAGTAAGCGGCGGCGGCAGCCCTACCGTGACGGTCAACGCACTGTGGACCGTCGCTGTCGGCGGGATCCTGCCCGTCCGAAGCGTTGTCGAACTGCCCACGCAGGGTCTGTACGAAGGCACGTATGCGGATCACTGGGACAGCGACGAACTGAAACGGTACAACGGCACCGGCTGGGATGTCGTCACCAGCGTTGTCTCCACCACCAGCTCCGGAGCAACCGCCGCCAGCGGCTTCTCGCTGAGCGCCTTCAACGCCTGGCGGTGGGGGCCGTTCATCGTGGGTCTGCTTTCCGTCGCCCGCACCGGCGCGGACATCACCCCGAGCTCCAGCGGCAACATCGCCGACACCGTGTGTGCGACGTTGCCGGCCGGGTGGCGGCCCATCCAAACCTGGTACGGGTCCTGCGGTGACGGCATCAGCGACGGCGAGGTCCGTTTCAACACGGACGGCACGGTGGACATCCGGTCCTGGACGCCAGGTGGTCTGATAACCAACGGGAACACGATCCGTATCCCGATCACGTTCCCGAAGGCGTAGCCGTTGACGACGGTCAATGCCTGGTCTGGCGGGGTCACATCCTCCACCGCCCGGGTCTCGGTCAAGGCGACCGGTACGGGCGACGTCCGCATCGTGGTAGCCACCAACGCCGACCTGTCCAACGCGGAGTATTTCGGGCCAGTCGCCACGGTGAACTCGGCCGGGATCGTCGACCTCGCCGGGCTGCCGGCCGTCACCGACCATTGGTACGGCGTCGAGGACGCCGGCGTGCTCGATACCAGTTGGATTGGCACATTCCGCACCGCTGGACAGGTTGGTCAACCAGAGTCGTTCGCGTTCGCGGTCGCCGGTGACGCGGGTGCGACACCGCAGTACCCCGGGCAGGGCGCGGTCCTCGTCCCGAACCGCTTGTCAAATCACCCGGTTTTCGCGACGATCGCGACTCACCCGAAGACGCCCCGATTCTTCGTCAACCTCGGTGACTGGGCGTACTACGACCCCGGTTCCGGGGTGTACGTCCCCGACGCGTCCGAGGCGACGTACCACCGGCTGATCGACGACAACCTGCTCCAACCGAACCAGCAACTGCTGGCGAAGGCCATGCCGTGGTCGTACATCTGGGACGACCATGACTTCGGACCCAACGACTCCGATAGGACGGCGCCCGGCAGGGACAACGCGTGTCGCGTGCACCGGCTTCGGGTGCCCAGCTTCGCGTTGCCGGCAGGTACCGGGGCGCAACCGGTGTACCAGTCGTGGCAGCGCGGCCGGGTGCTGTTCATCCTGTCCGACACCCGTAGCGACCGGAGCCCTTCCAGTGACCCGGACACGGCCGCCAAGACGATGTTGGGCACCGCTCAGAAGTCGTGGATGCGCAACGTCCTGGAGACCAGCGACGCCGAATTCTTGGTGTGGTTGAACCCCACGCCCTGGCTGGGGACGATCCCCGACTCGTGGTCCGGCGGGTACACCGTGGAACGCGACGAGATCGCGCAGATGCTCACCGACACTGGGTGGGCCACCCAGATGTGGTGCATCACCGCCGACAGCCACGCCCTGGGCCTGTGCTCGGCAGCCGCGAACCCACACGGCCACTTCCCGATTTTCCAGGCCGCCGGCCTGGACGCGACACCGAGCACCGGCAGCGGATCACAGTACGACCTGGGCTGGTTACCGGGCCGGAACCAGTACGGCATCGTCGACGTCGCTGACACCGGCGACTTCATCACCGTCACGGCCACCGGATACGTCGGCACGATCCCGTGGCGATCCCACGCGGTCACCGTCGACCTCACCGAACCGCCACCAGCTGCCCCACCGTCAGTCGCACACGCCGAAATCCGGACCAGGGTCACCTGGCTGGCCTGCCAATTCGAATCCGGCGACGTGATCGCCGAACTGCCGGATGTGCAGGGGCCTACGTCCCGGGTACTCGGCGCGTACACCAGTACGGAGCTGCGAGTGCCGATCCCGCTGAGCGGGCCCGGCCACGTCCCGATCGACCTGCTGGAATCCGCGACGACGCCGCGGCGGACGATGTTGGTGCAGGTGGTCCACGACGTCCCATCGTGGGGTGGCATCCCGATGATCCGCCGTGGTGGCACTGACGCTGACCTCGTACTCGGCTGCGTTTCGGTCGAGGGCTACCTGGAGCACGTCTACGTCGGAGACCACGCGTGGACGGCACACGACGAAGTGAGCGTGATCGGTGCTGGTCTCGCCGCCGAAGCTAACAAGGCCGGCGGCAACTTCATCATCGACGCGGTGCCGACCGGTCGGCTCCGAAACCGCGGCTACCGCGACCGGGACGACGTGTCGTTGTACCGCGCGCTGCGGGAGCTGATGGCCGTCCGGGATGGTCCGGAGTGGACGGTTGACCTTGACTGGGTGACGGCGGAGCGCAGAGCGGTGGCGAAGATCATCCGCATTCGGCCGCGCATCGGCACGGCGTCCCCTACGCCGAACCCGGTGTTCACGGTGACCGCCGCCAGCGTGTTCGGATCACGGGCCGCTTCCGAAGCCACATACACACTGGTGGAAGACCACACCGACGGCCGCGCCGCCGACTACGTGATCGCCACAGGGATCGGCGAAGGCGCCGCCCGGCCACAATCCACCCCAGCAGTCGGCACACCAGCCGGCAAGGCCAGGTGGGAGCGCAGGTTCACGCCGACGTCGTCGACACCGCTGACGGTCGCCGACCTGGACGCGCACGCAGCCGCCGAACTGGCGCGGCTCGCTGGCGGGTCGGTGACATGGCAGGTCCTGTCCAGGTGGGACGCCAGTCCGCGGTTGAACGTGGACTGGCTGTTGGGTGACGACGCCGGACTGGACCTGATCGGCCACCGTCACCCGAACCGCATCCAGACGCAGGCCCGGGTGATCGGCTGGGAACTCGACACCAGGGACGGCCGGGTACGCCCGATCCTGCTGCAACCGGGCCCTGACATCCGTCCGATCGATGAGGAGAAACTCGTGAAGACCGGAACCGTCACCGGCACGCCGAACTCGTCGGGGTACCTCACGGTCACACACAACTCGGGCTTCGTGCCGGCGATCGTCACTCTGGAGGGGGAGTCACCGATCAGCGGCGGCAACAGCCCCTATCAGCACATGGTCGACGGCATCGACGAGACCAAGTTCCGGAGCAGGTGGTTCGACGCGTCAGGCGCGGTCATCACCACGCAGATCACGTTCCGCTGGCTCGCGGTGGAAGGCTGACCTGTGGGAGTGATCTCCGACGCTGCTTTCTCCAAAGGCGACGTCGTGCGTCAACTACACGAACTCCAGCGGGACGTCCAGCAGCTCAAAGCGGCCCGCCGGCTGGAGGCGGCACAGATCGGTGCCGGGGGCCTGCACATCAGAGGCGGCCGGCTGACCATTGCCGACGCTGCTGATCAGGTTGTGGATCTAGCGACGCTCGCGTTCGGACAGGCCGCTGCGACGGTTCTCCCCGATGAGGAAGTCACGTCCACGACGTGGAGCGACCTTGCGACCGTGGGGCCGCAGATCTCCGACGTGCCGATCGGCTCGTCACGGCGTTGCATTGTGCTGATTTCCGTTTCGCTGGCGGTAACCGGGGATAACGCCGGTTTCGCAGCGGTGAGGGTCTCTGGCTCGTCCAGTTTCATCGATACCCAGAGCGCGGCGTACCTCGGTCACACCGCCGGTATCTCAGGTTCGGCAACTTCGTTTGCGTTCCTCGACGCCGGCAAAGGGCTGAACGAGGGCTTGCATAACTTCAAATTGGAGTATGCGAAGTTCAACGTAGGCGGAACCGTCCTGTTCAAGAACAGGACGATCAGCGTCATCCCGTTTTAGGGCACGTACCTCCAGGCCGGCCGTACGAGGCGTGCTGGCGGGGCGTACCGGCGGTACATCTCCGCCACGTCGTACGCCGTCGGCGCGCGGTGCAGCTTCGCGGTATGGGCCGGACCCATGACGGAGTCCGGACGGTGGTTGTGCCCCGCTCCGAGGGCGTGCATCAGTTCGTGCATCGTGACCGTGACCAGTTGGTCAGGCGTCCAGTTCCGAGCGTATCGGTTGTTCAGGAACACCCTCGCCCCAACGATCCGACCGGCCGTCTTGTCGTACTCCACGACCCCTGTCCACCGGCCGTACCGGAGGCCGTAGTTCCCGTCGTAGACGGTCACCACCTGGTCGTACCCGTCGCACCCCGCGCTGTAGATCAGATCGACGCTGAGCGCGTCGTCAAGTCGATGTGTTGCTTCCGCGACCTTCCAGCGTGGGGCGTGGGTCCAATCGTCGACACAGACCGTCGTGCCAGTCCACCGGCCGTATCCATCGTCCGCTTGTGCGGGCGAGGCCAGTCCGAGCAGCACGGCGGCGGCGAACAGGGCGGGTGCGAGGTAGCGCAGACAACGCGAATCCATGAGGTGCTCCACGGGCGACCGCGCCGGCACTGTGCGCGGCGCGAGGCGACGGTGACACGTCGGTAGGACACGCCTGGTAGCACTCAGTCCATGTCGGATCACTGTCCGACATTTGACAACTCAACAGGGAGGTCCTGATGTCCGAGCCCAATCACGGACCCGACGTCATCCCCGACGACCCGAACGCGCTCGCGGCCGAAGGCGGTTCCGACGATCCGAACGCGTGTGCCCACGAACTCGAGGACGACCACCACGGCGACCAGGGTGGCCAGGCCGCAGGCGAGGGGGTGGGTCGTGGGTGAGCGGATGCTGTGGCTGGCGGACGTCGCCCGCGACGCCGGCCTGCGAGTCAAAGAGGTCGACGGGTGGAAGACCCGCGGTGGCCTGATCGACGGGTGGGGGTTGCCGCTGGATCCGAGAGTGGTGATCTGCCACCACACCGCCGAGTCCGCCTCCAGCTACCCCGCCGGCGGCCTGCGCGTCGTCACGTACGGCCGGGAAGGGCTCGCCGGTCCTATCGCGAACTACTACCTGTCCCGGGACGCGATCGTCTACGTGGTCGCGTCCGGGGTGTCCAACAACGCGGGCACCGGCAACGCCCGCGTGGCCGGGTATCCGGGCTGGTACGGCAACGGGAAGACGATCGGCATTGAGGCGGCTGACGACGGTTCCGGGGACCCGTACCCGCCCGCGATGTACGACGCGTACGTGACGCTGTGCGCCGCGATTTGCCAGCACGAAGGGTGGCCAGCCGGCCGGGTGCTCGGTCACAAGGAATGGTCGACCACCGGGAAACCGGATCCGACTTTCGACATGCCCGAGTTCCGCGCCGAGGTCGCCGGGATGCTCATCGACCAGGAGGACGACATGCCCATCCGTACATCCCTCGGCAAGACCCAGCCGCAGTCGCTGGCGTGGGGCCGGTTCGTGGAGATCCTGTGGGACGCCGAGCACGCAGACCCCAGCAACGCGCACCGTGACGGCGGCGCGTTCCCCGGATACAACCCCCCGACCAGCGGGTGGGTCGACGCCCAGGCCCAACTGGAACTTGAGGGTCTGGTCCCGGGGGACTCGTACCAGGTCCGGTACGACATGCACACCTGGCGAGACGGGAAGTCGGTCGGCCGCTGGTCTGAGATCGTGGCTGATGCGTCGGCGACCGGGGGTCGCCAGTACGCCACCGCGAACATCTCCAAGAACCTCGGCACCGACCACCTGTTGCGCGTGTCAGTGGCGGTGTTCCCTTCCGCGGACTCACCGTCGGACCGGCCTGCACCGCAGGTGCTGTCCGGCCGGTGGACCCTGCGGCAAGACCGGTAGCGCCGCGTCGCACCTGAGAGGGGGCGGTGGTGCCCGATGACATGTCCACAGCCGAGCTGGCACGGAACCAGGCGCGGCATGAGAAGGACATCGACCGGCTGGAACGTGAAGCCGAGAAGCTCCGTGAGGCGGTCCACCTGCTGGAGCGGCGGCTCATCCTGTCCGTCATCGTCCCGGTAATCGTCCTGATCGTGACCATCGTGCTGAAATTCGTGGAGCCGAGATGATGATCCGACGCGTCCGGTACTGGGGGTGGCGAGATTGGGCATGGGTCGCCACTGCGGCAATCCTCGCTGTGTTGATTGGGTGGATCGTGCACGCGGTTCAGGTGCAGGCGGAGCAGGTCAACGCGCTCGCCTCAGCGTTGGCCGCTGAACAGAAGGCAGCCCGGGACCGTGGGCAGGCACCGGTCGCGCCGGATCCGTCCGATCTGCTTGACGACCCCAAGTTCCGGGGTCCGGCTGGGCCGCCGGGTCGGGGTGTTTCGCGGGTCGCGTGCGTCGCGGGTCGTTGGCAGGTGACGTACACGGACCGGACCACGGCTGATGGCGGGCCGTGCCTGGGAGACCAGGGGCAACGTGGCCTGCCGGGTCCACCTGGATCACCAGGCCCGGCGGGAAGTCCCGGCGCCGGCGGCGTACCGGGTGAGCCTGGAGCTACTGGCCCGCCCGGACCGGCCGGCCCGGTGGGGGAGGACGGCACCGACGGGCGCGGTATCGCCGGCGTCGAGTGCCGCCGCGCGGACGGCCGTGACTGGCGCTGGCGCGTCGAGTACACCGACGGCACGGTCGACACCAACGCCGGCCCCTGTTATCGGGAACCTGCGGGCCCGCTCGACTGAGCCCCGCACACGTCACAGCGCCATACCCTCCGCTGTCCGTCGTATCCCGGCAGCATCCCTGTACCGCAGTGGACCGGTGCCTGTTCGATCACCGTGCTGGACGGCCGCCCACACCCCGGACACAGGTCTTCGGTCCGGCGCGGTGACCACTTCGCCCCGCACTCGGGGCACGTCTCGCGGACGCCCACGCGTCCATCATCTCCGGAGGTTCACATGTTCTTGCCTGACCGGCTGGCTGCGTGGGTCCGCACGCTGTGGCCGCTGGCTATTGGTCATATCGCAGCGTGGGCGCTGCTACGCCTGAACACGTTGGGGGTGCCGGCGGACCAGACGCTGGTGGTCGAGGTCGTCGCGGTGGTCGCCACCGCCGTGGTGTACGGCGCGGGCCGGTGGCTGGAAACCCGTACCGGCGAAGGCCGGGCGGCCCGGGTGGCGCGCGGCCTGGGACGCTGGGTGCTGTCGCTGGGACTGGAAACTGGCCCGCCCGTTTACCCGAACCGGCCGGGGACCAGGATCCACTACCCGGACGACACGCGAGACGGGGTGCAGTCGGCCCGCACGGTCGCCGCGTTCACGTCCTTACACGAAGGCGATCCCGCTCAGGTCCGGCCGAGCAGGGTGTGGCGGCGGGTGTTCCTCGCCGCGACTGTGTTGATCCTCGTCCCGGTCGGTATGGAGATCTGGGCGGCCGCCGACGGCAGCGCCGTGACGGAGACCTGGACAGACATGATCACCGCGAACGTTGAAGTCGAGGTGGTCTTCGCAGTGGTCGGCGGCCTGGTGGGAGTTGCCGCGCTGTGGCTGCCGGCGCATTTCTGGCGTCGCCGGCACCGGTACCGGAATACTCCGGGTTCCGAGTCATGAGTACGGGGATGCCGGCCGGTATCTGGCTGCACAAGTTCGGTGTGATCATCAAGGATTACTTCGGCCACACCGCTTACCAGGTCGGGTCGTCGCTGGACAGCAAGGCATGGCGGGACGTGGACGTGCGCCTGATCCTGCCGGACGACGAGTTCGAGTCTCAGTTCGGCAAGCCTCACGGCACTGAGGGCAACAAGAAGCTGTCGGCGGTCACGCTGGCGTTCTGTGCGCTCGGCCAGCAGATGACCGGTCTGCCCATCGATTTTCAGATCCAGCCGCAGTCGTGGGCAAACAAGACGTATTCCGGTCCACGGTCGGCGTTGATCGAGATCAGTCCTGAGGGGAGGTGAACAGATGAAGCGACTCCTCGCGGTCTTGGCTGTCGCTGGAGCTCTGCTGGCCGTCTCCGGTGCTCCCGTGTTATCCGAGCCGAACGGTGCGACCAGCAAGCCGTGCGCTCCCGGCCAGCAGGGAAACCCTGAGCCTGGGTTCCGCCCGCCGTCGTGCTGGCCGGGCACCGGCCAGCGTTAGGCTGGCAGCACATCCTCTTCACCGAGCCGGCCCCGCCCTTCCGACTGGAAGGCGGGGCCGGTTACTCGTGTCCGAGGTCAGGGCATCTCTTTCGACCAGTACAGACGGTCCTTGATTCCGGGGCGTGGGTCGTAGAGCAACCTGTCACGCTGATCGGCGGGCCCTGCGTCAGTCAGCGCCACCCCGCCGGCTAGGTCGTCAGCGGTCATCGGGCTGACGTTCAGCCGTTCGCCGGCGAGCGTGCCGGTATTACCCCCGCGTGCGCGGGGAACAGGCACGGTTCTTCCACCCGAGATTGACAGCGCATGGATCCCCCCACGTGCGTGGGGAACACGCGGCAGGACTACCTCAGCCACGGCACCCACCCGGATCACCTCCACGTGCGTGGGGAACACGACATCACCGACGACGGCCTGATCTGGTCCTGGGGATCACCCCCACGTGCGTGGGGAACACAGCACGGTGGCACCGGTGGACCTGGGGTCCGCGGGATCACCCCCACGTGCGTGGGGAACACGCGGCGCATTGATTCTTGGGACCAGCCCATGATGGATCACCCCCACGTGCGTGGGGAACACACTTCCTGACCTGCGACTTTATCGCGCTGTACTCCGGTTTTTGTTTAACTTCGTGGAGGATTGCATGCAACTGTTATGCCTCTGGAACTCCCAATCGGATGCTCCCCGCCGCAAGTGGTCCCCGACCGAGCTGACTACGGACGGAGCCGTTTGAACTTACCGTAGCGCCATGAACATTCCTTGGGATGCAGTTCAGTGGGGCGATGCCGCAGCCTGGATCGCAATCGCTGCTTCCGTAGTGATGTCCGGGCTGGCGCTTCGGCTATCGCGCAATGCCAACCGCGAGGCGAAAAGGTCAGCCGATGCATCCGAGCGATCCGCCGCAGCATCGGAACGTTCAGCGGATGCTGCGGACCGTGCCAACGAACTCGCCGAAGCCGCCGCCCGGTACGAACAGCGATGGGTTCTCGGACGCACAGGCGACGCGACGTTCACCCTGACCAATGACACAGACGAAGACGCCTTTGAAGTCGAGATCGAGGTCGATGGCAGCCTTATTGGTGCGGGCCCGCAGACCATCGCCGCGCAAGACACCATCCCGTTCTCGTGGCAGCGTCGGCTTACGTCGCGGTCTAGCGACATCGTCATTTACTGGCGCCGGTCAGGCGAGGACGACCCGCGTGAGTGGCGCGGCGTGCTACCGGGCTAGCGGCGATACCGTGAACGTCCGCAACAGCGACAGAAAGGGCGGGCCTGTGAGTATGTGGCACGAGACCTTCGACTACCTCAGCGAAACTGAGCAGGAGGCGAAGGACTTGACGGTGGATCAAAAGTTGAAGATTGCCGAGGTCAAGGCGCTGCTGGTGATCTCTCAGGAGCTGTCACGGATTCACCATGAGGGGATCAACCCAGAGTTCTCAGCGGACTAG